GTTCCAATGTATGAGCAAAAGAAAGAATTATATGATGGGGATTCAGTTAGATTAAATAAAGTATTTCCAGGTAATTATAAGTTTATGCAATTCAAACAAGAAGAACTTATATAATTTTTATTTTTATAATATTTAATAAAAAAATATATTACATAATTTATAATTTAGTGATTACCCAATAATTATTAATTCTATCTTTATTATTAGGATAATTATTATCTTCAAAATATTCAATGTTAAAATTATTTGGAAAAAGTTTTGTTAATATTTCAAGAGATTCATTTTTATAAGAATAAATATTTGTTAACATTTTTTCTTCAAAATAACCATCATTATCCATATTATCAAATAATTTATAATAATCAATATTTTCATATATTTTATTTAATTGATTATCTTTAATAACATATATAAATCTTTTTTTTGTAAAATTATCTTTTTCATTTTTTAATATTTTTCTTTTTTCAGATGTATATTTATGTGTTATTATATCAAATTTATTAGTTTCTAGAAAATATTTATTATTTTCTTTTGCAAGCCATATTATTCCTTTTAATCCTCCATCTGATATTGAACTAAATTCATCAATATATATTTTTCCTTCTTTTTTTAATAAATTACCTAAATTTATTAGTATTTTTTCTAATTCTTCATTTTTTAAAAATTTAGAAACTGACCAATCAAAGATAATTTGACTAAATTTTTCATTTAAGATATGATTTAATTTATCATATATATTATTATCATCATGATTTAATGTAATTAATTCATCTAATGAATTTGGATAATTTGATACATAATCTATTGATAAATCATAATCTTTACCCAATCTGTCATTATCTTTTGTATTTTTACCAGTTGCACCAATGACCATTTTTAGATTATTTAAATTATTCATAATACAATATTCAAATACATCTTCTAACAAATTATTATTATTTAAATTATTAGAATTTAATAATTTAATTGATTTATTTATATTTTTATTTATTATAGGTTTATATAATATCATATCTATTATAATACATATTTTATTCATTTTTTTTTCACTATCTTAATATATAATATTTATAAATATTATCAGATTCTTTTATTTTAAAAATATAACTAAATTTTTCAGTTATTAAAAACCTTAATGTTAATGCTAATAAAATATCTAAATTAAGTGGATTATCTATTTTTATTCTTGCATTTATTAAAATATTTTTTATTATATCATTTTCTGAATCAAATATATCTAATCCATAATTTAAAAATGATCTAATTCTATAAATTTTATTTTTAATTCTTTCAAAAGACCATCCCCATTCCCAAAAATTAGTACTAATATCAAATTTTCCTATTATATTATAATTATATTCATCATTATTTATAATAATTATTGATTCTTTTAAATCTGATTTATCATCAATAAATTTTATTGATTTAATTTTTGGATATAGTAAATCAAATTCATATCTACTTTTATCGTAATAAATTAAACTTTTTTTTATTTCTTCCATATAATAATTAATATATAAATATATAATTATTAATTTCAAATCTATTTATTATTTTTTATACGATTAACTTTTGATTCATTTAATTTATTTGTTATATCGCGATTCATATTTCTTTTTGATAAAATAGATTGTATTGATAAAATTGTTGAACCTTGAAATTCTTTTTTTTTTATTGTTGATACAACCTCATATATCGGTGGAAATCCTCCTAAACTAAAATCTTTATTTTCATTCATTTTATTATATATTTATATATAAAATAAAATTTATGTAATAATATAAAATGCATCTTCAATATCTTTAAAGCAAAAGTTATAAAAAATTGTTTTAAATAAATTATATCCTTTAAATGATTTATCTTCTTTTGATTTTAATTTTAATTGATATTTAGCATATGTTAATAATATTTTTAAATCATGATCTAATTTATTATCTATATACTGATGTAAAGCAATAACACTTTTACTATAATAGATATCCCTTACTTTAAATTCTACTTCTACGCCATCAATTTCAGTACTAAAAACATAATATACATTATTAACTTTTTCTTTATTTATAATTTGATCAAAATAAAAATTATATTTGGTTAATAATTGACTAATATTTATTAATCTTTCATGAGTTAAAGGTTTGAATAAAATAAAATAATCAATATCACTTTCACCAATTAAATTCATTTTTGCAGAATAAGAAGAAGCAACTTGAGTAGTAAATTCTTCATTAAATTTATTCTTATATTCATCTTTTACAGATTTAATAATATCTAATACTTTATTATTAACCGGATCAACTATTTTTTTTGAATAATCTTCTCTTTTTTCGTAATATTTTATAGCTTCTCCTTCATGTTTTTTTAATAATGGAACAACCATATTTATAAATTTATCATGCAAAATATTTATCTCTGATTCAACATCATAGTTTTTAAAATTTGTTGTACTATATATTTTTTCTAATAATTCATTTAATTCTAAAATAAACTTATTATCCATATAATTTATTTGTAGAAAATAACTCTAAAATTTCCTATTAAATTTTTCATTGGAAATTCAAATTTGATGTTAATATAATCTTTTTTATTTTTATATTTATCAATATTTTTATCATCGCCAATATTATATTTTTTATTAAATTTAACTTCACCCTCATCAAATATACTTATAACATTTTCAAAATCATTATATATTAAAATTGGTATATTTAATATTTTATTAATTATTAATAATTCAATAATATATTCATCAAATAATTCCATATTTTTAACAATCATATCTTTATAATCATATATTTCTTTTTTAATATTGATATTAAAAGTATTAAAGTAATTAATTAATTCTAATCTATTATTTTCATTTCTTAAATAATCTATTAATAATGATTTTAAATAATTTGTAATATCTGATTGTAAATTACTGTAATATCCTAAATTTCGAATATCATTATCTAATAATATATTTTCAAGCCAATAAAAATTATTTGATATAGCTCTATAAATACCATCATTAAAATCAACTAATTGTAAGATTTTATCTTTATATTCTTCAGGTGGATTTTCTATAATATTATCTTCTATTTTCTTTAATCTTTTCTTGCCTAATATTGGTATATTTTCTTCTCCATAAATTTCTGATAATACTTTATCAACATTTACACTATTACTTTTTATAATTTTTTGTTTATTTCTATTTGTAAAATTATAATAATCATTAATATCACTAATAGAATATTTATCTTTGTTAATTAATTCATAATATTTATATTCATCTGCTAATATTTCATCTGTTAATTTATTTACATATATTATTATATATTCTTTAGTTAATCCCATTTTACATTCATTATTTTTAAAATAACATATCTTATTCATATTACATTTCTTCTCATCATTATTTAATTCACATGTTTCAATTATATTTTTTGTATTATAATCATTTAATTCAGGTATTTTTTTAATTGTATGAACTAGATCATTTGAACCTCCTTCATATGATTGATTTTCATTCAAATCTTCATCGTCGTCATTTTTAATATCTTTTAATTTATTTAAAAATTTAATTAAATCTTTATTTACTATTTTATAAAATAATTTTTTAATAGCATAACTTTTATCTTCATATGATTTTTTGGAATAATATAAATCATTTAATTTATTTAAAATTTCATCATCCTGAATTAAAAAATTACTTAATTCTAATTTAAATTGTTTATATCCATCATTTTTATATGTATCAATATTAACATCTAATACTCCTTTTTTATTTTCAATATCTAATCCATCTTTTAATACTTTATCAATAATATCATATGGTGATCTTCTCTCAATACCAAACTCTTTAATACCTATTTTTTTACTTAATTTTTGAATTTCATCTTTAGTCATTTCAATTTTTGAAATTGGAATATTTATTTGTCTACCAAACATTAGTCCATCAACTAAATATTTTTCAGTTTGTTTATCTTCGTAATATACACCAGATGGATATATTTTAAGAATATTATAAATTTCATCAATTGTAACATTTATATCCTTAATATATTTATTAATATCATGATCATATAATATATTAAGGTCTGATACTGAGCCACTTATTGAGCATGGTAATAAAATATTATTTTTAGATACTAAATATTTTGTTTTAAATTTAAAATCAATAATTTGATATAATATATTATTTGAATGTTTATTAAAAATATTTTTTGCAGTTAATGATAAATTTTTATTAATTAAATCATTGCAATTTTGAGAACTATAATCTATAATATTTTTAATAATATTATTATTTGGTTCAAAAATTTTAATGACACTTATACTATTATTTTTTAATCCTTTTTTAAGAAAAAATATAGGATAATATTGATTACCTTCTTTTATTAAAATAATCGAATTTCTATCTTTATAATAAATAGTATTTTCTATATTTTTACATAATAATATATAATCATCTTTTTCTATTTTTTTATCATCTTTAATTATTATTTTTTCTTGTTTCATAAATATAAAAATATTTAAACCATTTTTTTCGATTACATTTTTAGAACAAACTAAATCATCAAGTAATTCATAATCTAATGCATTATTATTTTTAATAAAATTAATATATTCTAAAATTGAATCAAATTGACCTCTAATATCACCATTATTTAAACTTGTAAATAATGATAATTTTTTATCATTTTCTAATGCTAATATAAGCTTTTTTTTTATATCATCTGAATTCAATTCAAAGCATGTAGAAATTGCATTAATATATGGTATATCTTGTTTAATTCCATATTTAAAAAAATAACCGGTTTCACTTGAAATTAAATAATTATTTTTAATAATTTTAACATTTTTATTTATAATATTAAAAAATATATCAAGATATTTTGGTAAAAATGAATATCTACCATCTTGTAATTTATTAGTATCTTGTAAAATATAAACTTTATCAGCAATTGATTTACTTTTATTTTCTAAATTTACTTCAACATTTCCTTTACCAATACATTTTTCATTAAATGCTTTTTTTTCTTTATTATTACTTTCAAATGGATCTTTAATAAAACAACATGGCATACATAAACCAGTTGGATTATTAGATCTAGTTAAAAATCCAACATACATATATTTACCATTATCAACCGGATCACAAGTAAAATATAAATCATCTTCACCTTTTGAAGTTTCTATTTTTGATGCTTTTAAAATAACATCTTTATTTTTTCCATTTTCTTTGATTGTTACTTTTTTTTCATAAATATTTGTTTTTTCATTTAATTTATATCCTTTATTAATTAATTCTGATATTGTTTTAGATGTATTTACACTTGGTCTTCTTTTAATTTTTCCAGAATTTTGACAAGATCTTGTCCATTGATTTTGACCTTTTTCTGGTTTAAATCCTAATCTTTCTTTATCTAATTTAGTAATTTCTTTAACTTTAGAAACTATTTTATCATCAGTTTCAATAATTTCTTCAACTTTATTTCTTCTTTTTGCAATATTATTTAATCCTTTTAATATATCTAATAAATATCTTTTTTCGGATTTTTTTTGTATATAAATATTTTCATATAAATATAACATAATTGAAATAAATTCACAAATATTATCCAATTGTTGCTTATTTCTAGATCCTGAAATTCTTAATTTATAATTATCTTTATTTTTACCTTGTAAATTAACATCAATTCCAGGAGCTTTAAATCTGGGAATATTCTCAAATTTACGTAAAACTCTTCCTGCTTTTTTTAAATATGGAAACTTATCTCTTATCTCATTAATTTTTTGTTCTGCCACTTTATCAATTAAATTAAATGAATTACTAATTTCTCTAATCATTTTTTTTTCATCAAATTCAAAATTTCTTAAAAAATATAATATTCTTTTTTCTAAAGATCGATCGCTTTCATAATTACTTACTCTTTTATATCTTAAATATGTACCATATTTTCCAAATTCATTTAAATTTTCATCTTTATCTTTTGGTTGTCTTTTTCTTGGATTTATAACTACTGCAACATATGGATAAAATAATCTTGCAAAATCATCTAAATCATTATGATTAATAATTCCTTTTGTTTGAATCTGTTGAATAGTATTTATAAATGCAAATTTAAAATCTCTATCTTGAGGTAAATATAATTGTAATCTAGTATTTTCATCATTAATTTTTTTAATTAAATCTCTAACAAATTGATATGTACCTTTTATATCTTCAAATGAAGCATTATCTTCTTCTTTAAATTGAATTTTATATTCTACTCTACCACTATCATTCATATTTACAGATATATATTTATTAGATGATGAATCTTTAAGATTTACTTTAATTTTAAATGATATACCATATGGCGCAGTTTCAAACCATTTACTTAATATAGCTCCTTTATCTTGTTCAGGATTGCCAGAATTAAATTTATATACTAAATTACCATCAGCTTGTTGAAATTGAATAAATGGATATATATCCGTTACTATAAAATTATCAAAAATTCTAAATAAATCTATTTTAATATCTGATTTTTTAATATTTGCAGATTCAATATTAATTGTTTTATTATTATATTTTGTCATAAATAAATTAATATGAGTAACTACTTGAGTAATATTATTTGATTTTAAATAAGATTTATATAATTCTGGAGTTAATTTTACTTCTTCAATAATACGAGTTATTGTATTCTCCATTTTATTATCATTATTAATATTATTATAATTTTTTATTATTAATTCTGATTCTTCTTTTTTAGAATTATTTAAATAATCAATTATATATTTAAACTCATCTGATGATATACCTAAGAAATAAATTCTAATATAAATATCAAATAAATTTTTTAAATTTTCATTATCTGCTGAAAAATTTTGACCTAATTCGTTATAAATATCAATCATATAAATTTCATTATTTGTATAAAAATCACCATAATCATCTAAAATATTATATTGATCATTTTCTACTCTAATATTAGATCCATATTTTTTTATATTATCTCTTAATAATCTTAAATTATTTCTTAATGTTGTATAAACTTTAATATTATCATTTGGTTCAATATCTATTTGTAATAATTCATTTCTTCTAACCCATTTTTGACCTAACATAATTTTATCATATTTTAATGCAATTTTATTTTCAATTAATTCATTATAATAATATTCAGACCATAAATATAAACGTGAAGGTATAAATAATTGAGAATTTTTATCAAAAATTTTATTTTTTTTAATTGAACAGCAAATTTTATATTTTATATTTTTGATGGTATCATTTTTATAAATATAATTATTAAAAATATAATTTTTACTATAAATATTTTTTAAACTTTCATCATAATTAGTATTATCTTTCGAATTATCAAATTCTATTAAATCATTTAATTTATCTAATTTTTCAAAATCTCTATCTTGTTCTAATATTTTATCTATTAAATCACTTGTTTTTTTTGTATCTTTATCATTTTCAATTACTAAATCTAATTTATCTTCAGTTGAATAAATATTTTCTAATTCTTCAATTGATAATTCTTCATTTACTTCAACTTCTTCTGATTCAACTGGTTTATTTATTTCTCCAATTATATCTTCTTCATCTGAATCACTTATATCATCTTCACTTAAACCACCTAATTGAATATTATCTGACATTTTACTAAAACTTTCATATGATTTTTTTAAATATTTTTTCATTTTTAATTCATTATCAATATTAATATTTTTTTCTTTTGTTCCTCCAAATTGTTTGCTAATATCAGTTCGATAATCTAATTTATCACCTTCTTTTATTGTTTTTGAAAATTTATTTATTCTATCTCTTTTAACTATACTTGCATAATTAAATGATGTTTTACCACTAATTTTATAATCTTTTATATGAATATTATACCAATCTATACCTAATTTATCAATTATTTCATCTATTTTTTGTTTTGATTTTCGAATATTATCAAAAGTAAAATCTATATGATGATGAATAAAAAAGAAATTATACCATTTGGGGCCATATTTATTTTCAAGTTCTTTTATTTCTTTATCATTTAAACTTGTTAATGTATCAAATAAATTAAAATCAGTAAATTTTTTAATAATTTTTTGAATAGTTTGATTAACTAGATTTCCAAGAAATATGTAAATATGATATTGATTTTTTCTATTATTATTTTTAACCTTATATATTATTTTAATAGGATCTTCCATAATATAATATATAAATAAAATTTTTTATCCTAAGATATTTGTTGACAATGTCATTCCGCAATATTCAACAGGATATCTTCCATAATCAACATAATTATATAAACCTGTTTCTAAAGCTTTTCTTAATAAAAATAAATTAATATTTGCAAATAATTTAGTATGGCCTGTTTCTGGACAACCTATATGAGAAATTTCGTGTATAGCTACGTACATTAATTCATTAATATCATGAATACGATTACTTGCTTTTGATCTAATACAAAAAACTAATTCTTCTCCTTTATTAACACTATATGATGTTAAGTCGTTCCCACCTTCATTTTCTCTAACAGAAACCTTATCAATTTTATTATATATAGTTTCAATAAAAGGTTTATATTTTAATAATTCTTTATCTTTAGTATTTTCAGATTTAATTTTAAGATTTACTATTAATTTTTTTAAATTTGTCATTAATTCAGCTAATAAATTTGCTGAATTTTTTTTGTCTACTAAATCTCTAACTAAATATTTTTTTTTATCAAATGCTTCAATAAAAGACATTTTTTCAATAATATTATTATAGCGCTTATAGTAAATAATAAATATGAGAATAATTAATACAATAATAATAATTTTATTATCCATAAAATAATTTATATTTAATTTATTTCTATTATTAATTATATAATATGGGAAATAAACTTTCTAATTCTATGAATGATAAAATCAATGAAATAATTGATGAGACTATCACATCCGTACCATCTGAAATTAAACAATCACCTGTTAACATTAAACTTGAGAAACCAATAAACAAATATGTTAATACTGATACTGAAGGTTCAATTAAAAAATCTGATTTAAAAGATAAAAGTGTAACTTCAAGTGCAGCAGTACCAGTAAGTGGTACATTATCAAGTACATCTTCTGAAAATGTAACATCAAGTGCTTCTGTACCAAAAGTTGTTGCATTATCTGCAACATCAAGTGCTTCTGTACCAAAAGCAGATGCATTATCTGCAACATCAAGTGCTTCTGTACCAAAAGTTGTTGCATTATCTGCAACATCAAGTGCTTCTGTACCAAAAGCAGATGCATTATCTGCAACATCAAGTGCTTCTGTACCAAAAGTTGTTACATTATCTGCAACATCAAGTGCTTCCCGTTCTCCAAGTGCTTCCCGTTCTCCAAGTGCTTCCCGTTCTCCAAGTGCTTCTCGTTCTCCACGTGCTTCTCGTTCTCCAAGTGCAAGTGTTGTAAGTGCTCCTTTCCCCAAAGGAGATGCATTATATGTAAATAATCCAGAAAATCCTAATAAAGATGTTAAAGTATTAGTATTAAATCCTCAAATATTTGTAGTTTCTGAAACACCACAACCAGAAATATCATTAAAAGGTGGATATACTTATGCAGGAGAAGTAAATTCTGAAATGACTGGTGGATATACATATGCCGGAGAATTACAATCTGAAATAAAAGGCGGCTCTAAAATAATTGATTTAGATTCAATCTTTAATTCAGAAATGCAAGGTGGTGAAGAAAAAAAAACAGAAGAAAAAAAATCTGAATTTAATCCAGAAAAATTTTTCCAAGATATGAAAACAGGCGGTATGTTAGGAGAAAGAAAGCAAAATAAAGAACATAAAAAAAGTAAAATTGAAAAATATTTAAATCCTGATTCAGATGACCATGATGATGGTTTTGATTTTAGTGAAGCATCCAAAGGTTTAGATATTGATGAAAATGAAGATACGGAAGATATAAAACATAAAGTAAAAGTATTAAGAGCGATGGTTTCCAGATCAAAAGGAAAAAAATCAAGTAAAAAAGGTAAAAAAGGTAAAAAAACAAGTAAAAAATCTAAAAGAATGGTAGAATCATCTTCGGTTGGTGGAAGTGATAATAGCATTTCTGAATATTTAAATTCTACATCATCGATTAGTACATCAGATGTTAGATTAATTTCAATGAATAAAATGAAACATTAAAAATATAAATAAATTATTTACTAATTCTATAACTGCCTTTAGATTCATCAGAATCTGAATCCTTTGTTTCAGAATATACATTTTCATTTTCATAAATAACTTTTTTCTTTTGAAAAAAATTATTTAAATTACTTTGTTTCATTCCAATTTTTGTGAATGCTTCATTTTTAATTGCTTCATTAAACATATCTTCTGAATCTTTCATTACAATTTCTAAAAATTGACATGTTGGATTCATAATTTGATTTGTTAGATAAAATTTATAATCAACTTTAAGTTTATTTTTTTGAATATAATCCGGATGTTCTATTTTATCACCTTGTAAAACTTTATCTTCTTTTCCTTGAGATTTCTTTTTACTTTTTATACTATTTTCATTTACTTCAATTGCAACATATGGAATTCTTTCATTTGTTGCTGGTTCATTTCCAGGATCTCTTTCTGCCATTCTTTGACATAATGTTACATGAGCAATACCACATTGTACATCTTTCCAATTCCATGGTCCATTACACTCACATTTTGTTCCAAATGTAGTACAATTACTTCCTTTTGGATGTTTTCCATCTAATCTTTTTCCTTTATATTTTCCTTTCAAAGTTTTTGATGTAATAAAATATCTAATTGGATATTTTCCTTCTATTATTTCATATATAGATTTTCTAATAAAATCAATTCCTTCTTGTTTGGCTAAATCAATCATCCATTTCTTCAGTAATCCACCTACTACTTTTTTTACAATTGGAGCATTATCACGTCTCTTGAGTACAAGACCCATAGATGCGACTTTATATTTTTTATTATCTTCTTCATATTTCTTACCAATATATCTCTTCTTACTTACAATAATCCATGGACAAAATACTTTTTCATATGATAATTCTTGTGGATATTGTTGTCTGGCTTGTATAAGTTTAGATGTTAATTGTCCTAAGATAATTGCAGGCATAATAGTTTCAGGACCAGATACAGGATTACCTTGCAAGTCTTTAAAATTAGGCCTATTAAATACAGAATCAGTATCACCGTACAAGGTCTTGGGATTAATTGTATATTTACTAAAGATATTTTTAACACTTGCAATAACCCAATCTCTATCTTTCATATTTGGCTTACCAGTTTTATCTTTTAATTCTTTTGTAAATATCTCATCAAGCTCCTTAGGATTATCTAAATTTTTATAAATATTTTTCATTATACGTTCTAAATGATTTTCAACAAATCCTCTAGCAAGTTCTAATTCATATCTTCCGATAGCTGTTGTTGATGCTGCTAATTCTAACATAAAGATTGGACTAGTTTTTGCACCAAGTTGTCCATATAGAGAGTTAGCAGTTACTTTAAGAGCGAGTTGCTTACCATCTAAGATACTTTGTACGAATGGATCAGTTTCAGTTTCAATTAATTTTCTAGTTCTTTTTCTTTCTCCAAGTAAATTCATTAAAATCTGAGGAAGGATACCAAAATTTTTATCTTCAAAATTTGGATCTTTCTTTTTAGCAAAAGTACAAGTTGTTGTACTTCCATCATTATTCTTAAATGTTACATCTTTGTATTCATATTCTGGAAGATTTCGATATTTATTATCTGCTACAATAGTTTCATGTGATATATTAGTTGCAATCATAGAACTCGGATATAGTGATGAATAATCATTTACCCAAACAGATTCTTCATAAAATCCAACAGTCGGCTCAAATACAATTGCTCCTTCATATCCTACGTCATCTTCACCTTCTACTACAGCTGCTCTTTTTAATAATGGCATTACATAATTTTCTTTTCGGTTAAATTTAGCAACAAGACTAAAAATTTTTACACCTTGTCCACGAAGAAAAATATAAGATAATGGTACAGAACATACATTTGCCATTGCAATATTATTAGTTAATACTTGTAATTTATTTAAGAGCTTAAGAACTAGCACACAATCTTGAATACAATATTCTGCTACAATTCTACGTTCATGTGGTCCTTGCCGATAACAATCGAAAATTTCATCAGGACCAATATCATCTTTTACAAGTGATGCTTTATATTTTTTACATTTATCTTTTAATGATAATAAATCTTTGTAATCATCATAATGTTTATTAATTGTTAGATATTTATCAGTATGATTTATATCTAAGATTTTAATTTTATCAGTAATGTGCTCGATGCCTTCAATTTCATCATTTTCTAAAATTTCAATAAAATTTCCAATTTGGAATTCTTTTGGATCTTTAATATAAATTTTATCTCCATCAAATTTTATAATATCTTGATTAATAAAATGTTCAGCAACTCTATCTAATTTATATGAATCAAGTTTATGATCTCTTTGTACAACCTTTAGTAAATCTATTTGAACTCGACCATTCATCTCAAAAAATTTAAGAACATTATCACCTAATGCTGAACTAGATAAATTCTTAATAAGAAATTTTGATTTTTTATCTTCAAAGCCCATATATCTTCCTAATTGACAAAAATCAGATTCAATGTCAAATAATTTAACTCTTTCATATAAATATTCATTATCAAAACCAAATATATTATATCCAGTAATAATATCTGGATCTTCTTTCCTAATTAAATCTTTAAAAGCTAATAACATTTCTACCTCAGTTTCATATGAGAATACTTCAACATCATTAAATTGATCACATTTTTTAAGAGATAACATAACTCTTTTATATGAATCTTTTTCACCATATTTTTGAAAAACACATCCAATTTGAATAATTGGATTTTCAAGATTAGATGCTATCGGAAAACTTCCATCAGCGGAATAACATTCTAAATCAAAAGATAATATCTTAAATTTGGCAGTATTCTTTGATTCATATCTTTCTAATTCTGAATAGTCTGCAATAGCATAAATATCAGTATATTCTTTATCTTCTGTTTCATAATTATTAATTTTTATCCAGCCACATGTATCAGTATTAATTATATGATTGAAACGAATATATGGTTCAATATTAGATTCATATATTTGAAATTTTTTCTTTCCCTTATATGGATTACCAGATGCACATGGAATATCTTCATTAAATACTTTTTCTAATGTTTTAAATGTATAAGTATCATCAAAGAAAAAAACTAAAAATGGAAATAATTTCCCAGCTGTAAAACCACGGGCTTTATGTTTTTTAACAAATTTATAAATAATTTGTCTTTTATATCCTTCATCTTCATTATATTCATCATCATTCAAAATTGTTGCATTAGTTTTTTTTCTACTTAGATGATCATTTAATAATGTAATAAATGCTTCTATATTTGAGGTCTTCCAATCTTCTGGTAATTCAATGAAAAAATATGGTTTAAAATTTTCTACACGTAATATTACCGATTTTTCATCTTGAGTTCTACCATAAAGATTAATAAAATATCTAGTTGGATGTATTATTCTTGGTTTTTTTGTTTTATAATCAATCGTTTCTAATTCAATATCAATACGTTCATTATATTCTTGCCAATCTATTATTTGAAATATTAAATCTTTATTCATGTGTATATATATCTTATAATTTCATACTTATATAATTTCTATAAATCAATTTTTATTACAACATTCGGTTGGTTTTTCAAATTTAATATATCTTGAATATCTTTCTTTTGCAAAATTATAAAGATCAATCATATCAATATCTGAATATTTATTTGTATAAACATTTTTTATTCCAAGATTCGGATTCGGAAAAATTTTAGTTTTATTTATCCAATTATTTGGAAGATATGGATCTAAATATCTAAATACTTGTGAATCAGTTACAACAAGATATTTATTACCTTTTCCTTCACAAGCACATTTACATTGATTATTTTCATTCATTACAACAGTATATATTCTTGAATCATTTTTATAAAGCTTGCATGTATCAGAATAAGTAAAAATATTTAAGATTCTTAAATATTGATATTTTTTACAAATTGGATTCCAAATATTAATAAATGGGGTTTTAGGCATTTAATTTAGTAAATTTAGAAACTCCTCTTAATTTATTAAATTTTCAAATTTTTATTTTAACAAATGATTATTTTCAAATATTTGTGTATTTTTTATAATATAATCATCATAATTTATATTAGTATTAATATTTTCATATAATATATATTTATAATTTAATTTTGACTCTTCTTTTGTTCTATATGTATGATGCCAATTTTCTACAATAGGAATAGATTTACACATTAATACTTCATAAAATCTAAAACTCCATGCAGAATCACCAGCTGGACATAAACAATATTTACTTTTACACATTCTTTCAAAATATTCTATATTTTCTTTAACAACTCTATATTGAACATTTCTGGATTGATTATCATTCATCTTTTTAGGACAATACCCCAAGTTTTTATTTGAGTAATCAAATGATCCTAATAGTTTCCAATTAGGATCATTATCAGTATTAATAAATATTGAATTATGAGTAAAATACTTTTTTGCAAAATCAATAACCCATTGTCTTGCTTGAGAATTTGAATCGATAGATCCAATAAAACAAAAATCATAAATTTTTTCGTGATTTAATTCACATATTTCATTATAATATTTTTTTGAAAATATTGCAATTGGAGGACAATTATTTGCATTTTCATTTATTCCTTTTTCTATAAATGCATCTTCCATATGATATTTTAATCCCATATATTCTTGACCTCCGCCAAAATTAAATTCGATATTTTTTTTTAAAAATAATACAATTGAAAAACTATTATATGCATTTTGTATATTAATTTTTTTTTCAAATAATTGACAATTCCCTAAATAAGATGATTTTTTTTTTGAAAATAATCCATTTATAAGATATTTATTTGTATTTTGTATATTTATATTTTTTTTTATAAGTGATTGATTACTCCCTAAATCTGCTGCTATATTTTTATTATATTTTTTTTTTAAAAAAAATGTAATTGGAATAGATTTATTTGTATTTTGTATATTTATTTTTTTTTCTGCAAGTGATTGATGACTCCCTAAATAAGATGTATTATCTTTGTTATAATTTATTTTTGAAAATACTGCAATTGGAAGATATATATTTACATTTTGTATATTTATTTTTTTTTCTATATATGAATGACGACTTTCTAAATTATTTACATTATTTTTATTATTTTTAAATAAAATTTTTTTTATATCCATATAAATATATAAAATATTTTTATTACTAAAATTATGAAATCAGTTTTTCATATAAAATTATATTTAATATATGCGATAATATATAACCTTTAAATACTATAAATTATAAAAATAGTAATGAATAAATTAACAACATTATTATTTTTAATTAAAAAAAATGATATAAATCATTTATTAAATTAATTTTTTTTATTTTTTCTTTTTGGTTTTTTATCATCAATCTGTGGATTTAGATTAATTTTTAATTCGTCTTTAACCTTAGTTGGTTCAACTTTTACTTCCTCTTTAATTTTTTCTTCAACTTTTTTAGTCAATTCAACTTTTAATTCTTCTTTAACTTTTTTAGTAGGTTCAACTTTAACTTCATCTTTAACTTTTTTAGTCGGTTCAACTTTAACTTCCTCTTTAACTTTTTTAGTCGGTTTAACTTTAACTTCCTCTTTAACTTTTTTAGTCGGTTTAACTTTAACTTCATCTTTAACTTTAGACGGTTTAACTTTTAATGCATCTTTAGTCAATTCAATTTTTAATTCCTCTTTTACTTTGGTCGGTTCAACTTTTACTTTTTTAATTGGTTTAATTTTTAAATCTTCCTTTAATTTTTTAATTGGTTCAACTTTTAATTCTTCTTCTTTTAAATTTACAGTTAGTTTAATAATTAAATCTTCTTCTTTAGCTGCTTCTAAATCTGCTTCTAAATCTGCTTCTAAATCTGCTTTTAAATTTGCTTTTTCGTCTACTTTTAAATCTGTTTCTAAATCTGCTTCTAAATCTGCTTTTTCGTCTACTTTTAAATCTGTTTCTAAATCTGCTTCTAAATCTGCTTTTTCGTCTACTTTTAAATCTGCTTCTAAATCTGCTTCTAAATCTGCTTTTAAATCTGCTTTTTCGTCTACTTTTAAATCTGTTTCTAAATCTGTTTCTAAATCTGATTCTATTAAATTTACAATAGGTTTAATCTTTAAATGTTCTTTTAAATTTTTAATAGAATTATTTATTTTTTCATGTATATCCTCATGAACATCTTTATCACAATTAAATTGTGATTTTAAATCATTAATAGAATTATTTATTTTCTCTATATCTTCATGATTTTCATGATTTTCTATATGAATTTTAAATTGATCTTTTAAATCATCAATTGAATCATTTATATTTGTTTTAAATTGTGTTTTTAATTCATTAATAGAAATATTTATTTTTTCATGTAGATCTTCATGAATTTCGTGAACTTCTTCATGGGTTTTAAATTTATCTTTTAATTCATTAATTGATTTATTAATATTTTCGTGTGTTTTAAATTGATCTTTTAAATTATCAAATGATTTATTAATATTTTCTTGTATTTTAAATTGATCTTTTAAATCTTCAATAGTATCATTTATTTCTGATTTAAAATGCATATTTAAATCTTCAATTGAATCATTTATTTCATCTTGCATTTTAAATTTATTTTTTAAATCATTAATAGAATCATTAATTATAGATAATTTTTTAATTTCATCATTTAAATTATTAATTGATTCATTAATAGAATCATTAATTTTATTTTGTGTAATAAATTCTTTTTTCATAGCATCTATTGATTTATTAATATCTTCTTTGAAATTATCAAATGATTTATATATTTCTTGTTGATCTTTTAATTGATTTTTTAAATTATTCATTGTTTTATTTAATTCATCTGTATTATTTTTTAAATCATCACTTGATATTAGTAATTTAGATTGTTTTTTTAAATCATCCTTAGATTCACTGATTAAATCATGAATTAATTTAACTATTTCATTTTTTTGACTAATAATTAATTCATTTAGATCAATATTTTTATTTGAATCACTTTTTTTATTAATTTCTTTTAAAGGTAAGGTTAATTTATTTTGTGTATCTATATTATTTTCTTGATTAATAGTTAATTCATTTAAATTATTTTGTTTATTTACAATTTGTTTTATTGGTAAAGATAATGATAATTTTAATTCATTACTCTTTTGATTAATCTTATTTTTGTTTGTTGATAAAGTTAATTCATTTTCTGTATTAATTGATTCATCTAAATTAATTTCTTGATTATTTTGTTTTATTGGTAATTTTGTATTATTAATAATTTTATTATTTACATCTAGAATATTTTCATCTATATTTTCAAATAAACTATTATTTTTTTTAAATATAAATAAATTCTTTTTAGAAATTAAATTTTTTTGGTAATTCATTTAAATAAATACATAATAAAATAAATATATATTAACGAATTAAATTATTCTTTTCTTTGATATATTAACATATATGCAGCAGGTGATATTGGATAATCTGTGCAATTAATTTCATTCACATTTTCATCATTATAATTATACCATTTATCATTATTTCTGGCGAAACAAGTAAAATGGCCAAAATGATATTCGCCCATATGATTAATTCCACCAACTAATTCATAATCTGTATTAGTTTCATTTTTAATCATATAATCTTTTATATTAATATCTTTATTATAACCAACTAAATTTTTTAATTTATATATTTTAGCCTCACCATTATGAACTATATGTTTAAATCTTTTAATATGAATAATCATATATTTTGGATGTTTATATATTTTTGATTGTTTTAATCCTTTAACTTTTTTATCACAAATATCACAAAACCATAAATTATCATCGTCTAATTGTTCAGTATTTTGAGCATTTTCAAGTAAATCGTTTAATTTATAGATGTATTTATTTTTAAATTCATTTAATATTAATTTCTTAATTAAATCAGTATCAGTAATTTTTTCTTTTAATTCTTCTATTTTCTCTTGAAAAATACTTTTAAATTTTTCTGATTCTAATATTAATGAATCATTAATATCATTTAAAGATATTGATATCATATAACTTTTATCAAAACTATAACTACAGTGATTACAATCTGGACATTTTATAATATTACAATTAATAGATTGAAATAATTCTGAAATTTCAGAATAATTTTTTGATAAATTTTTATAATAATTACAAGCAAAATAATCTAATGCTTTTTCTTTATTATTATCAATGAATTTTAAAATTTCAATATCTTTCTTTTTATCTTCTGAATTATAATATTTATTACAAATTTCAAAAAATTCATTTAGATTTGATGGTATTTCAATATTAATATCTATTGGCTGAGCAATTTCTTCATGTAAATTATCAATTAAAAATTGCATTGCTTCGTGACTATCTTGTTGTTCAAATCCCATGAATTGTTGTTGTTTTTCAACAAACTTCTTTTTAAAACTTTTAGGTGCTAAGTTTTCAGCAGTTGTTTCCCATAAATGTTTTATAATTCTAAATGTTTGATAAAAAAGAGAATCATCTAATTCTGGTTTTAAATTACTTACAAAAGAGCCATCAAATAGATATTGACGAAAATCTGGTAAATTACTTAAAATTTGAATAACTGAATTTAAATAACATGTATTACCCATATTAGTTAATCCAACTATACCTTTTTTAGGTTCATCTTCATCAACTGTTATTTTTTCTGGTTCTTTTTGTTTTATTGTTCCTTCTATTTTTTCAAGAAATTTTGATATGTTTTGTTCATTAATAGAATCATCAGATTTATTCTCTGATTTAATATTTAAAGTTTGATTAAGATTATCAGACATATTTATATATATAATTTTTTATTTATATGTAGAAATATTAAATATCAATTTTTATTATTCATTGATTGAAATTAATAATATTATTATTTTATTTAATACAAACATTTTATAATCATGAAATTTTAATTCTAATAAATCATAATTATATGGTAATTTTAAGACTAATAATTTACATAATTTTTTCTCAATAATCTCATCACAAATTGTTTCTAATTTTTTTGTATTTATTATAATTTTTAAATTTTTTTTATTTTTATAATCTGGACCACCCCACGGTGGATCAATATATATAACATCTTGGCTTACTGTATTCATAATTTCTAAATAATCATTATTATAGTAATCAATATTATTACATTTAAATAAATCCATATTATGTTTTAAATAATCAAATCTTGTTTTATCTATTTCTATTGCATTTACTTTTTTAAATGTTTGTGAAAATGATAATGTATCACCTCCTATACATGCCATTGCATCAGTTATTGTAATATCGGATGTATTTAAATGTTTTGATATTAAATTACATATTATTTTTGATTTCTCTGGTAAAGTTACAGAATATTTACCGACTGCATCAATTAATATTTTGTCATTATTAGATGGAAAAAAATTCATTATACGATACTTTAAATTATAATTAATTTCTTATATATTATATGAATGAATTAATTATTAGTATTTTTTCTAATTTAATTAAAGTAAATGAATATTTAACAAAAACATCAAATGATTCTAATTTTAAAATACAAAATGAATTTAGAATAAGATCATTAAAAAATGCTTTAAGAACAATTAAAAATCTATCAACTGATATTAAAGATATTAAAGAATTAGATGGTATTAGTGGAATTGGTAAAGGTATTAAAGATAGAATAAATGAAATAATAAAAACAAAGAAATTAAAAGAATTAGATGAATTATGTAAAAATATTGATTGTTTAAATTTAAATAAAATAAATATTAAAGATGAATTATTAAATATAGTTGGTGTTGGTGAAATATTCGTAAATAAATTATTAAATATTTATAAAATTACATCAGTAAAAGAATTTATTGACTTAGTACAAAATAAAAAAATAAAAGTTTCTTCAACAATTGAATTAGGAATTAAATATTATAATAAATTAAAATTTAATATACCACGACAAGAAATAACAAAAACATTAGATTATTTAGAAACAGAAATTAGTAAAATAGATGATTCTATAATAATTCAAATTTGTGGATCTTATAGACGTCAAAAATTAACATCAAATGATATTGATTTATTAGTTACAATACCAACAATTTTAGAAGAAGATAAAAATTTAGAAAAAGATATTATTCAAAAAATTGTAAAAAAATTACATGATAATAATTTTTTATTAGATGACATTACCCCGCAAGCAACTGATAAATATATGGGATTTATTAAATATGCAAAATTTCCAGTTAGAAGAATAGATATTCGATTTATACCATTTCTATCATGGTATCCTGCAATTTTATATTTTACTGGTTCGAAGGATTTAAATTTAATGATGCGTAATAAAGCAAAAAAATTAGGATATAAATTAAATGAATATGGAATATTTAAAGGTTCTAAAAATATACTAGTTGAATCAGAAGAAGAAATATTTAATTTGTTAGAAATTAAATATTTAGAACCACAAGAAAGAAATTTTTAAACATTTATTGCAAATCAAATGAAAAAAGCTTTTTTAAGATTAACTATTTGATCTATTCTTGACCACCTAATAAAGCTTTTAATTCTAAATATTTTCTTTTATATTTTAAATATTTTTCATAATACCCACCTTTTTTTACTACAGGGGTAGCTGTTAAAGCAGTTGCCGGATCAACAACCGTACAAGATCCTCTTGCGACATCAAATTTACCATCAATATGTTTTACTCTATATGTTGCTGATGGTCCGGATGCTTCTTTTTGATTTGAACCATCAGATAAATTTCCTTTTTTATCACTGGGGCCATTTTGTGTTATTTCACCAACAAATTCTTGTCCTGGTAATGCTTTTACTGTATATTTTACTTTTGTACCTGGTGGTAAGCCGGGGTAAACTGTTTCGGGAGCTGGAGATGCACTTGCCATATTATATATATATATTAGTAAATAAATTAAATTTCTAAATGTTTATTAGAATTTGGAGAAACTAAATATAATTCATTATTTTGCTCTATATAATAAGTTATTGAACAATTATTATTTTGTATCATTTTCCCTTTAAACTCATCATATCCAATATTATTAGTTATTATTTTATTTAACCAATTAATTGTACTACCATGTGATATAATTAGTATATTTTTTAATGGCATATTCTTAAGCATATTAATAATACTATTTAATCTATTATATATTGATTCTGAATTTTCATATATATTTAATTTTTTTGTTGAATCATATTTTATTAAAAATTCATTTAATTCAATTGGTGCTTTAATTTTATTTTTTTTATCATGAAATTTAAAAAATTCTATTACATCTGCATCAGTATTTTTTAAATTATTAAATTCTTCCTTTTTTAAATTTTTATATTTATTATTTATTTGTATTTCAATTAAATTTGGCTCTAAAATAATATTTTTTTTATCATATCCTATATTATCTGCTATAATTTCTGCAGTTTGTTTTGCTCTTAAAGTTGGTGAACAAATAATTATTTCTATGGGATCTCTAAAATTTTTAAAATATAATCCAGTTTTTTTAGCTTGTTCTATTCCGTTATTATTTAATTCTAAATTTTCTGGTTTTGACATTAAAGAATCATTAAAATTAGATTCACCGTCTTTTAATATATATATTTTTTTCATATAATTATATTATATTTTAAAAATTAAAAAATTGAAACAAAAATATTTTGAAACTTAACTAAAATAAAATTACCGGATTAGCTCAGCTGGTAGAGCGAGAGGCTTTTAATCTCTAGGTCATGGGTTCGATCCCCATATTCGGTATTTTTTTATTCTATATTTTTATAGAAATAATTTTATTTATTTTCCATTCAATTAGATGATTATTATCTATATATACTTTATAATCATTACATATTTCACATAAGAATTTAATTACATCTATTAATTTTTTAGAATGATTAGTAAATCTTTCATTATATCCATCCATATTTTTTGCTGCTTCACAACAAAAACGAAATATTTTATCATTTTTATATCTAACATTAATATCATCATTTGAAAAATATATTAATTTTGCATTTATTATATCTCCTTCAAAACAATAATTAAAAAATTGATTAAATATTATTGTATCCATCTCATTATAAAATATAAAATTAAAATAAATTTTAAAATTAAATATAAAGAAGATATAAATAAATTATGCAGAACACATTAAACAAATACCTTCTTCATCATTGCATATATATTTTTTGTCTTTTTTTTCAGCTTCTTTTCTTCTTTCATCTGCTTTAATTTTATTTGCATCTATTGTAAATTTAATTGCAGATGTTGCTGGTTTTGTTCTTAAATAATACATTCCTGTTTTTAATCCTGATCTCCAACTATATAAATGTGCACTATGTAATTTTTTAGTATCTGGTTCTGGAAAAAATAAATTTTGTGATTGTGATTGATCTACAAAATATCCTCTTACAACTGAATGATCAATTATAAACTTTTGTTTTATTTCCCAAACTGTTTTATATATTTCTTTTATTCTATTTGGAATATTTGATATATCTTGAACACTACCATTATTAATTATAATATTTTCTCTCATTTCACCATCCCATAAATTTAATTCTACTAAATCTTGTATTAGATGTTTATTAATCATTATAAATTCTCCAGCTTGAGTTGATCTTGTATAAATATTTGAGGTATATGGTTCAAAACATTCATTATTACCTAGTATTTGTGACGTAGATGCAGTTGGCATTAGAGCAGTTAATAAACTATTTCTCATACCAAATTCTTTAATTTTTTCTTTTAATGAATTCCAATCAAAATGAGGTTCCATATCCATAATAATTTTTGAATTATTATCATAATCAAATTGTAATATATTTTTATCAAAATCACTATTTTTATAAAAATCATATGGTCCTTCTTTTTGTGCCATTTCAACTGAACCTTCTATACATCCATAGTAAATACATTCCATAATTTTACCATCAATATTAATAGCTTCTTGACTATCAAATGGAATTTTCATTTGACAAAATAAATCAGCTAATCCTTGAATACCAACACCAATTGGTCGATGAGATTTATTTGTTTTTTCTGATTCTAGCGTTGGATAATTATTAATATCAATTACTTTATTCAAATTAATAGTCGCTAATTTAGCAACTTGTTTTAATTTATCCCAATTATAGGTATTGTTTTCATAGAATTTATTAACTGCAATAGAAGCTAAATTACACACGCTATGGGTATCAATATTAGATACTTCTGTAACTTCCGAACATAAATTGCTGGACTTTATTATTCCAATATTTTTTTGATTACTTCTTTCATTAATTTTATCTTTATAAGTAATATATGGAACTCCTGTTTCAATTTGAGAAACAAGAATACGTTCCCAAATATCAATGGCTTTTACTTTTTCTCTATATTTTTTTTCAGAAATATATTTATTATATAAATCTTCAAATTCTTTACCATATGTTTCATTTAAATTTGGACATTCATCTGGACTCATTAAATACCAATCTCCATCTTCTGATACCATTTTCATAAAAAGATCAGGAATCCATAATGCTAAAAATAAATCTCTGCATCTTTCTGAATCAGCTCCTGCAGCTTTTTTAAGTTCAAGAAAATCTTTTACATCTGCATGCCATGGTTCTAGGTAAATTGCAAATGAACCTGGTCTTTTACCACCTTGAGTAACATGTCGCGATGTTTCATTTAATACTTTTAGTAATTTTATAATACCATTGCTTCTTCCATTACTTCCTTTAATGATTGAATTTTTAGCTCTTACATTTGAAATATGAATTCCAATACCACCAGCTCCCTTACTAATTTTTGCACAATCTAAAATATTTTTATACATACCTTCAATACTATCATCGGTACCTACTAGAAAACAACTTGCAAATTGACCATTAATTACACCGGCATTAAAAAGTGTTGGTGTAGCATGTGTAAAATAACCATTTGACATATAATCATATGTTTTTTGAATAAGATCTTTATTATCAGTATTATAATGGATTGCAACAGCAACTCGTAAGAATAAATCTTGGGGAGATTCCACTGGTTTATCATCAAATTTAACTAAATATGCCTTTTCAAGAGTTTTATATCCAAAAAATTCAAAATTATAATCTCTTCTATAATCAATTAAATTATTAAGAAATTCTGAATTTTCATTTATATATTTTACCATTTCTGGTATTAAATAATCTCGATTATATAATTTATTATATGTTTTTTGGATATAATTCATTCTACCACAAAAATTATCTTTAACATTTAATAATATGCGTATATTTTTTTCTGCACTACTTACTAGAATTCTTCCACCAAGTTGATTATATTGATAATCAGTTGATGCCAATGTAGCACATATATTAGCGCTAATATTATCTAATTCAGATGTTGAAATACCATCATATATACTATTAATTGTTTTTAAAGATATATTATGGACCTTTAAACGATCTAAGTCTTTTGATAAGAATTTAATTCTTGATGTAATTTTATCAAATGATATTTCTTCACGCGAATTATCTCTTTTTGTAACGAACATATTTATTTTATTATTCATTATTTATATTAATCTAAATTATTTTTTTTATCAATTTTTTAGAGACATCTAATATAGCATATAGTAATAATTCTATAAATAATATTTAATTATGATATTATTTATATTTTTTATATTATATTATAATATAATGAATACTGTTATAAATTCTATAAATGGTTTATTAGTTGGATTAGTACTTGCAATTAATGATGTATTTAGTTTTGGTATAACAAAAAGTGTATCTTTACAAAATGGTATCTTTAAACAAAAATATTGGTTAATTATTCCTGTAATAATGTATGGTTTACAAATTTTAATATTTTATTATGGTTTACAAAAAACATCAATGAGTGTATTAAATATTACATGGAATTTAATATCAAATGTCTTAGTAACATTAATTGGAATATATTATTTCGGTGAAAAAATTAATAATTTAAAGACTATAGCATTAGGCTTTGCATTTGTAGCAATTATATTATTTGGAATCGATGGTAGTATTAATCCATAAGATAAATTTATATATTAATAGTATGTTTATGTATTCTTATTTTATGTGGTTGTTGATTTTTTATTTGATGTAAATTTTTATTATAATATCTTAATTATATAAAGATTATTGTATATATTTATTAATGACCTTTATTTTGGATACATCAATCGCATATTTAATATATATGTTAATATTTAGTGCATGCATCTTACTTATATATTGTGTTGGTTTTATAATATATATAATCTATAATACTATTAAAAAAGAAGAAGATAATAAAACAAAAAATGATAATTCTGAAAATGAATTATTATTAAATAATACTGAAAATATAATATAAATTATTATTTTATAAATAATAATATATGTCACGTTTTATTCCTAATTTAGCACCATCGTATAATAATTTACAATTACCAAGTGAATCACCTTTAATAATTAAGGAAGAATTTAAAATCAAATCAAAATCCAAATTTGATTATAGTATATTAGCTATATTTATATCATTAATTATATTTCTTATTATAATATTTTACTTAAAGAAAAGTAAATAATATTATTATGTTAGAAATATTTGTTGGTGGAATCATTGTGTGTGTATTTATAGGAGTATATTTATGTGTTTTATTTTATATAAGAGGTAGTAGAAGATAAAATCAAAGATTTATGTATACGTTTGCATACCAAACCTATAACTGAATAAGTTCAACTTATTCATGTATACGCCAAACATAGTTTGGCCTATAGATAAAATCTTTGATTTTATGTATACATACTTCTCCAAGCAGCATTCTTATCATCATCTTTATCTCCTTTAAGTTCTTTATTAATTTTAAAAACCTTAAAAGCGTTTTCTAAATCTTCAATATTAATTTTTTTTCTTTCTTCTGGTAAAAATAAGGTTCGTTTACCATGATTAATCTTTGTCATAAAGAATAAGGTCTCTATATCACCACCAGAGTTTTCAAAACATTCATGATTATCAATAAAAAACTTTTCAGGAACATTATCTGCAATCCAATCCATATCTTTTACCATTTTTTTATAAATTAAACATAATTCTTCGGGTGTATATTTTTCTATAGTATATACAAATGGAAAACGTCTTCTTAAACCTTCATTATATGAAAAAAAACATTTATCGAGTGCATCTTTATATCCAGCAATTATACATAATAAATTACATTTTTCTTCCGATAAATGTTGATTTATTGTATCAATACATTCTTTAGCAAATGAATCTCTACCTTCCGGATTTCCAAGACTATATGCTTCATCAATAAACATTACCCCACCTTCACACGATTTTATTGCCTCGGTTGTTTTAATCGACGTCTCGCCAAGGTATCTTCCTACCATATCCGCTCTCTTTACAATTTTAAATTTAAATTCATCTTTCTTTTCTTCAACTTTTGGTTCATTGCAACAATCATCCACTCTATTTTCCATATAACTATCTAAATCCAAATTTAATAATTCTTCAAAAGTAATTAATTTTATTTTTTTATTTGGATTTTTTTTTGGTTTAGAATTTACTGGTTTAATTATATCTAAATAATAATATAATTCTCCAATAATTTTACCAAGAGTTGTTTTCCCAACTCCTGGTGGACCTTGAATAATAGTATGAAGCATATCTTGATTTTGTTCATTAAATTCATTTAAAAAGAATACAATTTGACCAACAATTGAATCTTTAACTGATTTCATACCAATAATATTTTTTAATTTTTCTAAAGATGGTAAAATTTTATGTAATTTTTTTAAATTAATATTATAGTCTTTAGATGAATCATATTGATTTGCTAGATTTATTAAATCATCTAATGTATCTAATTTTGAATTTAATTTTACAAATTCTCTTTTAATTTCGATTGGTTTTAATTCTACAACTTGTATTTCTGTTGTTAGATCGTTTGTTTCAGTTGTATCTTCTGATTCATCTTGTTCATCTTTTTCTCTTTTTCTTTTTTTTCCAATATTATTTTTAACTTCTTCATTTTTTTTACTCATTATAATATTATACTTTATTTTTTATATTATATAAATTTTATATATATAATATATATTATGGATCTTTTAACCAATTTTGAGAAAATAATTAAAAGTCATCAAACAGAAGAGATAGTTTTAGATGATATTGTAGGTGATATATTAAAAATATCAATTCAATATACATTAGTTCTATTAATAATATTAGTATTAATTATTAATTTTTATTTAGCATATTTTAATAAACCTGCTTAATTTCTAATTTAATTTATAAATATTTATTTTATAAATTAAAATATGAGTGTAGATACTGATAATTCAAATGGAATATATTTAGACAGATCTAAAATAAAATATCCAATAATAGATGATTTAGATTTTAGAGAAAAAATTGGTAAAATATTTAAACAATATAAAATTAAAAATGAAAAAAAATCGTTAAAAGATATTTGTTATCCTACTAAATTTACGTTTCAAAATCCACAAATATTTGTTTCAGATTTTATAAATCCAAATACAAATTATAAAAGTTTACTAATTTATCATAAAATTGGAGCTGGAAAAACATGTGCTGGAGTAAAAATATGCGAAGAATGGAAAAATAAAAAAAATATTATTGTTGTTGTCCCAGCTTCATTAGTAGGTAATTTTTATAAAGAATTAAGATCTGAATGTGCAGGAGAAGAATATTTAACAACTAAAGAACGAAAAAGATTAGGTGAATTAAATCCTGATAAAAAAGAATATACTGATATATTAGATAAAGCAAAACAACGAATAGATAAATATTATAATATTATGTCATATCATAAATTTGTAAATTTAGCAACTGAAAAAAAAATAAATTTAAAAAATTCATTAATATTAATTGATGAAGTTCAAAATATTGTATCTGAAACAGGTACATTTTATAAAACTTTTATGAAAGCTATATATTCCGCTCCATCTGATTTAAGAATAGTATTATTATCTGCGACTCCAATATTTGATCAACCGATGGAATTAGGTTTAACTCTAAATTTATTGAGACCTAAAATAGAATTTCCTGTTGGAAGTAAATTTAATGAAATGTTTATTAAAACCAAAAAAAATAAAAGTGGAGAAACAATATATGAAGTTAAAAATGTTAATAAATTAAAAAATATGTTAAATGGATATATCTCTTATTTTAAAGGAGCTCCTGATCATGTATTTCCAAAAAAAAATTTAAAATTAGTGAAATGTATTATGAGTAGATATCAATATGAAGCATATAGAACAGTAATGGAACAAGAAGGATTTGGTAGATTTGGCGATTCTGATATTTTAGATTTACCCAATAATTTTTTAATTGGTCCAAGAATTATTTCAAATGTTGCATTTCCAAATAAAGGTATTAATGAAGAAGGATTTGATAGTTTTAAAGGAAAATCACTTGATTATGAAATGCTTAAAATATATTCAATTAAATTTTATAAAATAATGAAAAAAATTAAATCTTGTAAAGGAACTGTTTTTGTTTATTCAAATTTTAAAGAATATGGAGGATTAAAATCTTTTATAAAAGTTTTAGAATATCATAAATATAAAGATTTTAAAGATCATGGTAAAGGAAAATTAAGATATGCGATATGGAGCGGTGATGAATCCGCAGAAGTTAAAGAAAATATTAAAGATTTTTTCAATAAAAAAGAAAATGTTGATGGTAGCATGCTTAAAGTATTATTAGGTTCACCTGCAATAAAAGAAGGAGTCTCATTATTAAGAGTAAAACAAGTACATATAATGGAACCATATTGGAATATGAGTAGATTAGAACAAGTTATAGGTAGAGCAATTAGATTTTGTTCTCATAAAGATGTTATTTCAGAAGAAAGAGAAGTAAAAGTATATATTTATATTGCGACTGGTTTAAAAAATAGTGAAATAACTGTTGATAAACATATAATGGATTTGGCTTTTAAGAAAAAAGAATTAACTGATCAATTTGAATTAGTTATGAGAGATATGGCAGTTGATAGATATTTATTTCAAAAATAAAATTTATATAAAATTGAATTATATTATTATTAATTATATTTATAATTAATATTAATAAGCTAATATGGAAAAAATAATTAAAGATCATAATAAAATTCCTAAAAAAGCACTTTGTCCATTAATTCAAACATCTCCTAATTTAGATATAATTCAATTACATAAAATAAATCTAATTGGAAAAAAACTAAATAATGATTTAGTAAATATTGAATTAAGTATAAATGCATATATTTTAAATTATCAAACAATATATTATAATATAATAACCAATATTCCATATGTAAAAGATGAATGGATAGATCATCCATTTAAAAACTATAATCTTGATAATGATTCATTTAATATTCAAATTGGAAATTATATACTAGAAACAGAAACAACTAAAAAAATTTTAGAAGATATAATTATCCCAGATAATTGGAAAAAATATATTAAACCATATATACCAAATAATAATTTAAATAAATCATTCTGTAAAAAAATAAATATAAATATGGTTGGTAAAGAAGAATTATTTGTGTTAGATAATAATTTTGAAAATTATGAAATTGATTATAAAGATATTAAATTAAATATTGAATTAAAAATAAAAGAATTAGAAAATAATCAAATTAATATAAAAATAACTCCAAATATACCTATAAAAAATAATACCCCTTTTACTCTACATCCATTTATGAAGCTTAAAAATAAAAATTTAGAATATATAAGTGGAGTATTAAATGATACACCAACTATTCGCCAAATGATAAATGATCTAATTAATATAAATGATTTTAAATTACAACATACCTATAATATAGATTATGCATCTAATATTATAGCTAATTTAGAAATATTATTTTTACAATCAAATTGTGAAAAAACACAATCACAAGTAATTAATGATTTAATTAAATGTCTAGATTATTATTGGAATTAATTTATTATTTTAATAGGTATATACATAGTTTATAAAATAATCAAACTCTACCATCCATACTCCTTCCTGTACCTTCTACCGATCTCTCGCATTTCATCAACATGGTCCCCTCCCTCAGGACAGTATTTCATTATCCTTTTACAAAAATAGCAGATAGAATCATCGTAATTGTAAGCATCGTCATCATAAGGATATTGAGGATCCAGGTCATCAAGTTGGGAGCCAGCATCTTCACCGCCTAGTTGGACACCAGCATCTTCACCGCCTAGTTGGACACTAGCATCTTCGCCAAGTTGGACGCCAGCATCTTCGCCAAGTTGGACACCCTCATCTTCGCCGGCAAGTTGGACACTAGCATCTTCGCCGGCAAGTTGGACACTAGCATCTTCACCGCCAAGTTGGACGCCAGCATCTTCGCCAAGTTGGACACCCGCATCTTCGCCGGCAAGTTGGATGCTTGCATCCTCACCGCCAATTGTTGTATCAGAATTAATAACAATAATATTTTGCATAGAAATATCTATTTAAATTTTACTGTTTATTATAAAGATAGTATATGAATAAATTATCAATTTTTTTTTATATAAAATTATAATAATATAAAATTATTATGAATAACAAAAATATTGATACTAAAACAAAAGAAGAAAGAAAAGAAGAAATTAATAATATAGTAAGATTATTATTTCAAAATAAATATCATATGGGAATAGACGGAATGCCTCAATTTCTAGAAATTGCAAAAGAATATATAGATAATGGTACTAATTGGGAAGGTGAAATTGAAATGGTCGGAACAAGACACAAATTAATTGGTAATCTAACTAATAAAAAAAATAAAAAATGTAATTTAATGTTAAAATTTATTAAATAAAAAACAAAAATTAAGATTAATTTTTGTTTTTTGAAGCGTCAGTCTATTCAAGATTTGTCGCAAAGAATTTTGATTAATGTGTTACCAATGCAATAGTGTATCGTCTCCTTTGTAGAACTAGTGGCGCTTCTTACAGCCTAATTTGGTAGAGCCGCTAGCTCTATGGACAGAGCTGACAGGCTTGCCAGCTCCACGTTCAGACTTGCCGCCTCCATGTGCAGAATCACCAGCTCCACCATGTGCAGAACCGCCAGCTCCGCCACATGCAGAACCGCCCGCTCCATGTGCAGAACCGCCCGCTCCATGTGCAGAACCGCTCGCTCCATGTGCAGAACTTGGCTTTTTTGGAAACCCATAGATACGAGGAAGATGATCCAATAGTATCATTTGCGGTACCGATGTATCAATCAATTCGAAGTTAGGGCGATATAGGACGGTTGATGCATGTGTCCTAACTCGAGGTCTTGTCGGATTATCGGTGCTACTGATCATCGCGTCTGTCACAGACTTTGACCAAGTCATCCGGTTAGCAAATCTGTCGTTGGTATAGACAAGACAGCTTTGACCAAGAGCAGTAAATCGAGCCTGCATCTCCACAATGAAGCAATCATCCGGACACTTCTTGTTGTTTCCATGAAGGAAAAAGTAGTAGAAAGGTTCAGACGGGAGAAGCATGTGTGCTTGCTGTAGAAATCGAGCAATGTGTGCGCACTTTCCTACAAGAATTGGATACATTGATCTCGCACGACACTCGGCAAAAAAACCAAGGATGTAATGCAATCCAGTCCTTGCAGAAGCCTGGGTCGCGTTTTCACAATCTAAAATTGCAAATCCACTATAAGAATAATAACGAACACCAAGTAGGTATTCAATAACAGAAGAAAAACTCAAAACATTTGTCATGTTGTAAATATACTACTATATATATAGAATATTGTTTAAATTAATTTTTCAATTTTTTATATTTTGATATAAATAAAATTTAAAAAACAAAAATTAAGATTAATTTGTGTTTTTTGGAGCGTCCTCTAAGGGGCGAGAAGCGTCACTTAGAGGCTGGAGCCTTTAGCGACGGTCCTCCTTTGATTGAGATGAAATAGAGCGTCCTCTAAATCATCTACATACCCCCAGTTAAGGAGGTAAGCAATTCTTCTAAACTTTTTTTCGCTTTCGCGAGGGTTGGAGATTTATACTACTGTCCGGTTCAATAGTTTCGGGGTACAACGTGATTTACCCCTAAGTTTAGATTTATCGCTTGGAATTTGCATTCCTATGTCACCTTTTAGTTGGTGCGAACTAGCGGCCACCCTTGCCACCCTTCTTGCCCTTCTTGACAGGCTTCTTGCCGGTCGGTACCAGAGCAGAGATACCTTCGTCGTCGCTGTCCTCTGCGTCAGACTCGGGTGCCTCGACTGCTGCAGGCAATGCTGCTACAGTGAGAACGGGGGCTTCTGCTGCAGGCAATGCTGCTACAGTGAGAACGGGTGCCTCGGCTGCCTCATCTTCCTCTTCGTACTCGTCCTCCATCGGGGGGAGCATGTCGTCGGGGAGAGATTGGAAAACGATCCGAGATGCGGGCGACGACGATACTGTCTTGGGAGCGACTTCTACTGCATCCTCGAAGATGTCGTCCAGGCGTGCGCCGCCCTCAACCACGTGGCCGAAGAAGCGCTGGTCGAAAGGGACCTGCAGCTGGACAAGCTTGGCCTCGATGACCTGGCGCTGAGAGCGATCGATCGAAGCGCAATTCTTGCGAGCCTCGATGAGGATGACATCGCCCACGTCCGAGTCGATGCCCTTCTTGCGGATGCACTGAGTCAGCTCGCCGTTCAGGAGCATGATCTGCAGGCGTCCGCCGCCCGGCACCTTGACAACCTTAGCGATGCACATGCCCTTGGCGATGGTGCTGCCGTCAGTCTTGGTGATGCCGTCGTTCTCGAGGGAGAGGAACGATGCAGAGGACTTGCACAGGGAGAGCGCCGTGAGGAAGATGTCGAGCTTGTCGTCAGCCTTCTCCTGGCGTGTCATGCGCCCGGCACCTCCGCTGCATCTGGGGCCGCGAGAGGCAAAGGAGAGCTCAGCGGTGTGCCGAGACTCGTAGCGCTCCTTGCGTGCAGCCTGCTCCCGTGCGATCGCGGCGTCGCGCTCGTCAGGGTGCTGGTACTTGCAGAAGATGTTGCGGCACGCAACGCCATCATAGCACGCATTCTTGCTCTGCACGGAGACCGGCTTGTTACCCGCAACCGTGTAGCGAAGGGCGACCGGGCCGTCAGCGCCAAGGGACAGGCGCTCGACGGGGTGTTCGGGTGCAGCGGCAACCGCCATGACCACCTGTGCGGAAGTCGGGAGCGGGCGCGTGCGAATCGCCTCGAGCTTGCGAAGCATGGATGCTACGTTAGGGCCCGAGGGATAGAGGCGCGCAAAGGCGGCCTCGTGTGTCGCAAGCGCGCAGACGTCTGACCAAGTCGAGACGTTGATCTCCACAGGCGCAAAGGCGGCCATGTGGACCGCGTCAACCTCAACGACCTTCTCAAGCGAGAGAAGATCGGAGGTGCAAGACAGTGCGGAGATAAGGCGCTGGGCGAGGAGCTTGGCCTCGTTGGCCGTCGCATTTCCCTCCACATTGAAGGCCTCGATGCACGCAGAGACACGGGGCTCGAGCAAGGGAAGCTCGCGAACCTTCGCAGCCTCAAGCGCCATCTTGGCAGCCGTGGCGCCGTCGCGTGCAAGGCCGATGCGATGGCCGGCGGCGTCAAGCAGTACCTTCGTTGCCATGTATGCGGCGTTGCGTGCTGCCTCGACCCGTGCGCCGAAAGCGGCATACTTCTCGTCGCGCTGCTTCTTGTTCATGCCGCGCAGATCCGGGGGCGCGATGTAAGCGTGCGTGACTGGCTTGATCGCGTGGAAAGCGTCATCCGCGGCAACCTGCTCGGCGCGCGCTGCATCGAATGCAGCGCGCTCCATAGCAATTGCTGGCGTCATGAGCTCGTCGATGCCCTTGCCGTACGTGTGGCCGATAGCGAGCTTCGCCTTGAGCGCAGAGAGCACGTTGTCCTTTGCGAGGATCGCTGCATCGAGCTCAACCAGGCGCGCGAGGCGCACCGGGAACTGAAGAAGCAGCGCGGCGTCCTCGCGCGTGATGCGCGCAAACTCACTGAGAGCCTTGGAATAGGCCTTCTTCGCAAGCTGGAGTTCGGACTCGACAGCTTGAATGACCAGCGGGCGGCAACCGACCTGAGGAATCGGCTCCTTAGCATCGTCGGAGGGGCGACCCTCCTCATCGTCCGCGCAGGACGGGACCAGCTCACTCGGGCGAGTGGCTGGGTGCGCACGGGAAGCGGGCGCGCAGGACGGGACCAGCTCACTCGGGCAAGTGGCTGGGTGCGCACGGGAAGCGGGCGCGGGCGGCACAGTCGTGGGGCGACGTATGCCTGGGCCGAATACTGCAGGCTTGCAGCTCGGCGGCCCCGTAAGGGACCCGGAAAAGGTGTTTGCGGTCAGATTATTGGCAGGAAATAGTTGTTGGATCCCATCCAAGCCTTAATGGCAAGGGTGTTCATTTTGTACAGGTCATGACTGAGCCCTCCTGTACTGCCCGGTGATCCAATGGGCGTATCCGTTTATATCCCATGGGGACAGGTATTCGGCACCTTTTAGCTTCTTCTAAGGTAGCAGTCAGAACGAGACTACTTTTGTTTTACCTATTAGCAGACAGCATCAGTTAACTATCACTTTGAACCAAAGTTTGAAGTACCCAGAAATCATCATCTCTCTTATGCTCAACGTGTGGCGGCAGTAGCCGAACTCCACATATTTTTTCAATCCATTAAAGGATCGTTGAATATCGTGTCACTTTTTAGGGTTGTACACACGACAATGCTGCAACTGCCCCCCACGGTTAACACGGATGCTGTCCGGAAAACCTACTCAGGCGAGAAACGACTATCTTAAGTACCTCTTACAGAGATTCTTAGCAACAGCCCTATTTTAACGAGATTTGTTCTCGGGTCCTACCCTACCGAAGTAATGACTTTATAAGTCATTAAATCGCTAGATAGGTTAGTCAGAGTATATGGAGCGTTTCCATCATAAACTGCCTACGTGTAATTAACTCTAATAGAGCATAATTATAAAATTATTTTCAATTTTTTTTTATAATATAAATAAAATTTAAAAAATACAAATTAAGATTAATTTGTGTTTTTTTGGAGCGTCCTCCTTTGATTGAGATGAAATAGAGCGTCCTCTAAATCATCTACATACCCCCAGTTAAGGAGGAAAGCAATTCTTCTAAACTTTTTTACGCTTTCGCGAGGGTTGGAGATTTATACTACTGTCCGGTTCAATAGTTTTGGGGTACAACGTGATTTACCCCTAAGTTCAGATTTATCGCTTGGAATTTGTATTCCTATGTCACCTTTTAGTTGGTGCGAACTAGGGGCCGCCCTTCTTGCCACCTTTCTTGCCACCTTTCTTGCCACCCTTGCCACCCTTCTTGCCCTTCTTGACAGGCTTCTTGCCGGTCGGTGCCAGAGCAGAGATACCCTCGTCTTCGCTGTCTTCTGCGTCAGACTCGGGTGCTTCGACTGCTGCAGGCAATGCTGCTACAGTGAGAACGGGCGCTTCGACTGCTGCAGGCAATGCTGCTACAGTGAGAACGGGTGCCTCGACTGCTGCAGGCAATGCTGCTACAGTGAGAACGGGTGCTTCGGGTGCCTCATCTTCCTCTTCGTACTCGTCCTCCATCGGGGGGAGCATGTCGTCGGGGAGAGATTGGAAAACGATCCGAGATGCGGGCGACGACGATACTGTCTTGGGAGCGATTTCTACCGCATCCTCAAAGAATTCGTCATCAAGCTCGCCCTGGATGGTCTTGGCAAAGAACTTCGGGTCGATCTCAACCGTCAGCGTAGTCAGCTTGGTCTCGATGGCCTGGAGGTCGTGGCTGTTCATCACACAGCGAGGCGTACCTGCCTCAACAAGGAGAATCTGATCGACCTCAGGCTTGACGCCTTGCTTGGTGTAGATTTCCGTGTGCTCGCCGTTGACGAGCATGGCCTTGATGCGAGTACCGCCAGGGAGTTCGATCACCTTGACCATGCATGTCCCCCGCGCAATGGAGCGACCGGCGAAAGGTCCCGTAGAGAAAGAAACACCATCTACCTCAATCGAGTGAAATGCACGAGAGGTTGTGGCGCCGGTGACTGCTGCAACGTAAAGAGAGGTCTTGTCCTTAGCCTTGTCTTCGCGTGACATTCTGCCGGCACCGCAGTGGATGACTGGGCGCTTGTCCTCCGGGGAATGATCGGCCTGAGCTTCAGCCTTCTTCTCGGCCGCCTTGGCGAGTTCCTCCTCCCAGCCAGGAGGATGGGAGTAGCGGCAAAACGGGTTGTTGCACTGAATCCCAAACTTGCACGGGTTGCTGCTCTCTGCAGACTCAGATCCCGTGGATCCATTGGCGGTGAACTTTCCCATGAAGACAGGGCGAGCATCAGCACCGTAGGCGATTGGCTTGGGGCGGGCGCGAGACTCAACCTCGGTGGTATTGACCGGTCGGATCATCACATCCAGCTGTGTGAGCAGGGAGATGATGTTCGAGTCCGGGTAGAGTCGGTCCAGCACCTGGTGGTGCATCCTGAGCTGGCAAACGTGCGCGAGACTCGAGATATCTGGATCGATCGAAACAAGGTCGATCATGCTAGAAGCAGATGATGCTTCAACTGTTTCTCCGGGAAGATCTCCATTCTCGTCGTACTCGATCCGGGTGCGATCCATGCAGAGAGCGACCATGCCGCCGAACTTCTCCTTCTTCTCGGCTGCTTGGAGTCGGAGAAAGAGATTCATTGTTGACCTCTCAGACTGGAGTAAGTGGTCGGCTTTGATGAACACCGGCATGAGCGACTCGGCGAACAGGAGCAGCTCGGTCTCAAGCATCTCCTTCCGTGCAGTCAGCTCACCAATGTTGAACTGGAGCTCACGGCTGTTAGGCCTTGCAAGCTGCATAGCCGTGTCGAGTTCGGCCCTGGCTGCATCGCATATGGCCCTGGTGCGAGTGATCTCAGCACCGAGTGCATCTCGAGCCTGTGTGTTGATGGCCTCTACACGCTTACGCTCACGCTCACGCTTACCCCAATCAGGCCAATTCGTGTAGCGAACATTCGTGTATGCAGCCAGAGCAGCGTAGGCAGCTTGCCTGTTGGCCAAGGCCACTTGAAAGGCACTTGTCTGCTCAGGAACAGCGGCGGCCGCAAGTTCCTCACATACCTGGCCCTTGTTCTTGCCCACCTCGGCACCCGCTGCAAAAGCAGCGTTGAGCGTGTTGAGACGCTCGTGGTAGTCGTTGAGAGCAGGAATCACTGCGAGCAGCTGCTTGATGCACTCCGGAAACTGCCGGAGATTTTCGGCTTCCTCTTCCAAGCCGGCATTGAGGGAGGCAAGGCATTCCTCCTGCTCGCTGAGAGCCTTGGAATAGGCCTTCTTCGCAAGCTGGAGTTCGGACTCGACAGCTTGGATGACCGGCGGGCGGCAAACGACCTGAGGAATCGGCTCCTCATCATCGTCAGAGGGGTAGTGGTAGTCACCATCCTCTTCTTCGAAGGGGCGACCCTCCTCATCGTCCGCGCAGGACGGGACCAGCTCACTCGGGCGAGTGACTGGGTGCGCACGGGAAGCGGGCGCGGGTGGCACAGTCGTGGGGCGACGTATGCCTGGGCCGAATGCTGCAGGCTTGCAGCTCGGCGGCCCCGTAAGGGACCGGGAAAGGGTTGACCCCTCGCCCAAAAAAACATCATTTGTAATCTTAAAGACACTCATGGTAGTTATTATCAAATTTGAATAGATATCAAATATAAATAAAATTTCAATTTTTTTTAATATAAATAAACCTTATAATGACTTAATATACTCATCCATTGTGTATGTTGACTTTACAATATTATTTTCATCATTATAATCATAATTATATTTATTATATATATTTTGTTTCATTTGATTGAGTAAATGATAATCAATATCAACCCATTTATTATTATTTAATATTTTACTATTTTCAATATATTCTTTCATTGGTGGATTTGCTTCTAGTTCTTTTAATTCTTTATTCATTAAATTTTTATTACAAAATTTATTTGTTATTTTTCCATTATTATCATAATCTGTAATATTAATAACTGTCCTATTATAACCAGAAGCAATAATATTTTTTTTTGTTATAATTGACATTCCTTTAAGTTCATATTCATTCTTATCATTAATTGCTTTTTCAATATTCGTATCACATATATCTAATTTTGCAAGTAAAATTTGATACTTTTTATGTTGATTTTTTAATAATACAATATTTTCTATTTTTTTATTAAATTCGATTTCTTTTTCTTGTATTTTATTTTGTAAATTAATTTTATCAACTTCAATTTCTTTTAATTTTTTATTTTGAGATTGTTCTACATTTTGCAAATTAATTTCTCTATTTCTTAAATTATTACTTAATTGATTTTTTTTCAAAAGTACTTTTTCTCTTTCTTCATTATATTTTTTAATATCTGATTTTGACATTTTTTTATTAGATGTATCTAAAATTGTAGGAATTATACAATTTTCATAATCAATTTTAGCATCATCATAACTTTTTTTGATACTTTTATATTCTTCATTATCTAATAAATTTATAATTGATTCTTTATTATTTAGTAATTCTAATTCAATAGAATTTAAATTAATTTTAAGAGTTTCTATTTCTTTTTTACTATTATTAATATCTTTATCATAATCATATAAGTTTTTTTTAATAACATTTAATTCATTTAATATATCAATAGATTGATTATTTTTTTTTATTTCATCTTCTATTTCTTTTTTTGTATTAATTGCTTTTTGTATATTTTTATTTAATTGATATTTATCGTTATATTCAATTGAATATTGTTCTCTAGAAATTTCATTAATTCTTGGATTTGGTTTATTAAATCCACTTAATAAATAAGAAGGTTTTATTGGAATTATTTCATTAATATTTTCATAAAAATTATCATTCATTGTTTCGGATGTCATTCTTATAGTATATATAATCCTAACTCTTCTTAAATATTTTTTTAATTCAATTTTTTGATAAAAATTGATTTAAATTCATTTATAAAGATTTTATTTATATTTTTAAAATTATGTACCGTCATATTCAAGAACTTAAAAATAATCCAGCTACCGAAAATTTAGGAATGAAATGGTCTGAAGAAGAGATAAATGTTCTTTTAATCGAGATAAAAACTAATATTGAATTAGAAATAATAGCTCTAAATCATAAAAGAACTATTGGTAGTATACGTGGAAAATTATATAATATTGCAGAACATTATATTAATGATAAGAAAATTAATATTAATGAAGTATCTAAAATTGTAAATATTCCGGTAATAAAAATTAATGAATATTTAGAAAAAGATAATAATAAATACTATGTTGTAATTAAAGGTAGAGTGCCAGGTGTATATGATACATGGAAAGAATGTTCAAAACAAGTTTTTAAATATAGTCATGCTCATTATAAATCTTATAAAACAAAAAAGGAAGCGGAAGAAGTATTTAATAGTGAATATGTCGAAGCTGATATTTTATCTAAAGAAGAAGTAGAAGACCAAAGTAATTTAAATAATCTAATTAATCATGGTAAAGCTTGGACAAAAATAGAAATTAAAGAATTAATAGAATTTATAAAAAATAAAAATATTAATGAAGTATCTAATGAATTAGTATTAAAACATAAGAGATCTATTAGTGCAATAAAAAGTATGTTATATCATATTGGTAGTTATTATCAAAAATATATGAAATACAATGATCAGCAATTATCAGATACAATTGGTATATCAATTGAAGATATAAATAATTATTATATTAAATATAACAAGAAGGTACCTCCTAAATTAAAACATATTTTAGATAAATTTAATAATATAGAAACAGTAAATTTAATAAAAGAATCAGAACAAGAAGTTATAGTAGAACCTAAGATTATAAAATTAAATACACAACAACAAGAAGCTATTGATAGTTTTAGAGAAAAAAAATCTATATTTTTAACTGGGCCAGCTGGTACTGGTAAATCTGTAACTTTAAAAGAAATTATTAAATTTTGTGAACAGGAAAATAAGAAATTTGGTGTAACAGCAACAACTGGAACAGCTGCATTTTTAATTTCTGGTAAAACATTACATTCATATTTAGGTATTGGTTTAGGTAAAGACTCGCCACAAGAAATATTTGAATTTGTTAGATATAAATTAAAGCATGTTGCAGATAAATTACGAGAATTAGATGTATTAATAATTGATGAAATATCTATGTTAGATAAAGAATTATTTCAAAAAATATCAAAATACTTATCTTTACTTCGAAAAAATTCAAAACCATTTGGTGGATTACAATTAGTATTAACAGGTGATTTTTGTCAACTTGAACCAATTAATGGTGAATATTGCTTTTTATCTGATATATGGAAACAACTTAATATGGAAACAATCTATTTACACAAATTAATTCGTCAAGATGGTGACACAAAATTTCAAAAAATGTTATCAAATTTTAGGTACGGTATCTGTTCAGAAAAAAATTATCAAACACTATCATCATTAAAAGATACAGAATTTGGCGATGTTAAACCAACTAAACTATATCCTCGTAATGTAGATGTTGATAGAATTAATAAAGAAGAATATGATAAATTAATAAAATCTGGAGCTGAAATGATTAAATATGAAACAAAATTACCTGCATGTAGTAAAAAGAATAAAGAAAAATCTGAAAAATGGATTAAATCATTAGAATTACCTGAATTTGTTGAATTATGTGTAGGTGCTCAAGTTGTTGTTTTAGCAAATATTGATCAAGATGCGGGTATTGTAAATGGTACACGTGGTGTTATTATATCATTAAATAAAAATAAAGTTATAATAAAACGTGTGAATGGATCTAAAATAGATATTCAATACTATAAAACAACTAATATTGAAGATGAAACTTTAGTTGTTCAATATATACCATTAAAATTAGCATATGCATTGAGTATACATCGTAGTCAAGGTATGACATTAGATGCAATTGAAATTGATATTGGTCAAAAGATATTTGCAGCTGGTCAAGCATATACAGCTTTATCAAGAGCACAATGCTTAAAAAGTGTTAAAGTAGTAGCAATCTCAAAAAATAGTTTTATTATAAATAAAGATGTATTAGAATTTTATAATAAAATAGAAAATGATCTTAAAGATAAAAATGATAAATACATAAAATCAATTATAAATATGGTTATATATAATCTTGCAAATCATATTGAATTAAATAACACATTAGATTTTATATGGGAATTCATATCAGGTGACGATGATGAAACATTAGATTTTTTTGATGAATATAATTATGAAAAATTAAAATTAGATTATATGGAATATGAAATAAAAGCCGAAGATGATAAAATTAATAAATTAATAAAAATGGTACATAATACTAAAAGATATATGTTAAATGATATTGATTTAGTAAAAGATAAATTATTAGAATTTGAATTAAGTTAATTTATAAAAATTGAATATAATATTTTATAACTAAATTTATTTTATATGATAATTAGAATGGACAAATTTAAAAATTTAAAAAATTTAATTGATACTGTAATCTATCATGATCCGTGCCAAGATGGTTTTAGCGCTGCGTGGGTAGCATATCATTATAATAAAAATATTAAATTAATACCAAAAAGAATTAATGCAGATCCAATAGAACCAGAATTATATATTGGTAAAAATGTATTAATGGTAGATATTGTAACAAATGATTTTAAAGAAATTAAACAAAAAGCAAATAATCTTTTAATTTTAGATCATCATATAACAAATCAAGAATCTCTCAAAGATATTGATTATGCATATTTTGATATGCATAAATCTGGAGTTGGATTGGCATGGGAATTCTTTTTTGGAGGAGATATTCCTTATTTTTTAGCTTGTATTCAAGATCGTGATTTATGGAATTGGCAAATTGAAAAATCTCGAGAATTTTGTGAAGGATTCTATATTATTATGAATTTAGATGAAGAAGAATCATTTAATAAAAGAATTGATAATAAATTAAAATTATATAATGAATTATTAGATAATAATAAAAAATTTGAATATTATTTAGAAATTGGAACATTATTTGATCAAAGTAAAATGAATAAAATAAAATTAATGATTCGAAATTTAAAATTATATAAAATTAAATTAGAAAATTATAATGAATTAAAGGTTGCTATATTTAATTGTTATTCTGATATTGCAAGTGAATTAGGAAATTATGCAGTTGAAAATACAGATGCAGATTTTGCAATCATGTGGAGATATAATCATGAAGATGAACAATATTATTATTCATTAAGAAGTAAAGATTCAAAGTGTGATGTTAGTAGAATATGTAGATTATTTGGAGGAGGAGGTCATAGAAATGCTGCAGGCTGTGCTAGTAAACTACATCCTAAAGAATTATTTCAATATTACAAATAAAAATTGATAAAATTAATTTATAATAATTATTAATATTTTATAAAAGTTTATTAAATGTCAAAATTCATTAATACTGAAATTTTAAAAGTTCTTGAATATATTAAAGGAAATATATTAAATAATAATCAAATTAAATCAATATATTCGTCAAATGCAGGATATTCAGATTTCCTATTTGAAAATAATAATATAATTTTTCTTATATATATCAAGTGGGATAGAGGAACTATGTCAGAAAATAATATTAACTTATTTCTAAAGGCTTGTTCTTACATTACAACTAATCCAGTAAATGCCGGAAAATTATTCTACGGAATTATTATTTCAAAAAAACCAACTAAACCTATTACAATTGATAGATTAATAAATATTCATCTTGATAATATTGAAATTCCGGATGATTTTCAACTTAAGGAAATTCAATCAAAATTATATTCATATCTTTCGAATATATTAATTCCATTTAATTTAAATATAAATGATCAATCACCAAGTTCAAATGATATGAATATGTCATAAAAATATTATTTTATTAAGTTTAGATTTAAACAAAATAATATATTAATTTTATATAATGCCAAAAAATAATAAAAATAATAAAAATGATAAAATAAAGATAATTTTAATAACTATGATAAAAAATGAATCTAAAATTATTGAAAGAGCTTTAGAATCAGTTGAAGATTTTGTTGATGGAATTTTAGTTTGTGATACCGGATCAACTGATAATACTGTTAATATTGTTAAAAAATATTTTAAAAATATTAAAAAACCAACTAGAATTTGTCAACATGAATGGCAAAATTTTGGTCATAATAGATCTTTATCTTTTAATGAAGCAGTAAAATTTTGTAAAGATTTAAAATGGAATTTAGAAAAAACATATGGATTATTATTAGATGCAGATCAAAAATTAATTGTAAGTGATAGTTTTGAAAAAAAAAGTTTAAATGCATCAGGTTATAACGTAATGATTAAAAATGAATCGTATATATATTATGTACCAAAATTAATTAATTTATCTAAAAATTGGAAATGTATTGGATCGACACATGAATATTGGGATGATGTGGATGATGGAGTCTCAAGCGATAGTGGATCATCAAGCGACGGTGGATCCTCTAGCGACGGTCCGTGTGATTTAGGTGATGAATTATATGTAGAAGATGTTGGTGATGGTGGATGTAAAAGTGATAAATTTGAAAGAGATATTAAATTATTAATGAGTGATTTAAAAAAAGAGATATTTGAAAGAACAAAACTTGAATTAACCGAAGAAAAAGATATATTTAATAATTTACATAAAAATAATTCAAGAACATTATATTATTTAGGACAAAGTTACTTTGATATCAAAAAATGGGAAGATGCAATCAAATGGTTATCTAAAAGATTAGTATATCAAAATAATGAAGATGAAGAATATCAAGCAAGATTAAAAATTGGAATATCATTATCAGAATTAGATAAACCAGAAGAAGAAGTAAGACAATCTTTTTTAAAATCTTTTGATATGTATCCTTACATGTTAGAGCCGATTTACTATTTAATGCAATATTATATGGATAAAAATAAATATAATGAAGCTTTTGAGGTTGGTATTCAAGGGTTAGATATAGAAATGAATGAAACAATTCCATTTATAACAGAACCACAAATATATAATTATGAATTTAAAGATGATCTATTAACTATATGTACTAAAACAAAAAATTTTGGTATCGGATTATTTATTGGTAAACAATTATTAAAAGATAAATTATATGATTTAGATGAAAAAGCTAGAATAAAAGATAATTATTATTATTGTAAAAATAAATTGGTTGAAAAAGATTTATCAATAAAATCATTTGAAGAAAAAGAATATATTCCAAAAAATGTTTATATTGGTATTATGAAATATGATCAATCTGAAAATCTTGGAGATAGTTATCAATCTGCTGCAGCTATGTATATTTGGTGGAATTGGTTTGGAAAACCATATGATAGTTTTTCTTCATTTATAGATATTGCATTACAAACTAATAGTATTTGTAATACTGGTATAATATGGTTAAATCGAGATGGAATGAGTGAAGCTGAATTACCGAATGATTATAAAAAAGTAATTACAATTTGTAATGGTTGGTGGATGCATCCAATAATGAAAGATGATTCTGATGATGAAAGTATTGAAAATGATAAATTTGATTTTCCATTACCAGATTTTGTAATACCAATATATGTTTCAATGCATATTTCAGAAAAAAGATTATTAACAAAAGAAGCAATAAATCATTTAAAAAATAATTCACCAATTGGATGTAGAGATTTAACTACAATGAATGAATTAAAGAATATCGGAATAGACGCATACTTTTCAGGATGCTTAACGTCGTGCTTAGATTTAAATGATTCTAATTTAGGATTTAAAATAAATACTGATTATAAAAATAAAAAAATATTAGTAGATGTACCTTTAAAAAAAATAAAAGAAAAATATTTATTGGATAATAATACCGAAGAAATTACTCAAATAATTTCAGATTATCAAGATATACCGAGATATATTAAAAGAGCAGTCCAAAGACAGTATGATTTATTACATGCAAAAGAAGTATTAACTATTAGATTACATGTTTGGTTTCCATTAATATTTAGTAATTGTAATGTAAAACTATTAAATCCAAATAAAAATTATGATGAATTTACTAATAATGATAATGATTTTAATTATCCAGGAATGAATAGATTTGCTGGAATCCTAGATGAAGGTATGAAACCGATTGAAGACAGAATTAAATTTAGAAATAATTTAATTAATGTAACAAAAGAATTAATAGATAAAAAAATAAAAGAATCTAAAGAAATATTATTAAATGATATATCAGATAATGAAGATAATGAGTCAAATAGTGAAAATAGTGACAATACAATTGATTCAATGGATTAATTAATTTTACCAGTCATTGGACATTTTCTATTATATCCACTATAAAATACATTAATTAAACTATCTTTTAAACCATTAATATATCCTGCCCATTTTCCTAAACCTAATTCATTTGTCATAAATCTATTCATTCCATATGTTGATTGTTTATTAATACCACATTTAGTGCAACCATTTGAAATATTTTGTGTAAATTTTTCTATTCCTCCTCTAACAGCATTACAAGATTTACAAGGACAATCAAATTTTTCAGTTATTTTTATCATATTAAAATAGTATAATGATAAAAATATTATTGTAATAATTACTATAATAAATAACATTTATAAATTAGAATATATATTATTTTTTAATGAATAAATAAATTATAGTTGGAACAGTTAATCCTAATAGTGATCCAGCGATAGTTTGTGAAATAGAATGACATTTTTTATTTATTCTAGATATTGTCATTAATAAAGTATAAACTATACCTATTGGAATTGAATATTTTCTATATTCTGGAAATAATAATGATATTCCTGTAAAAAATGTAACTATTGATGTTACATGTCCTGATGGAAATCCTGGTTTTCCTGATTGATCACCATTTCTTGATAATAAATCACAGTTATATGCACCTTTTGGTCTAAATAAAAAATTATATTTATAATTTAATGATATTTTTTTTATTAAATAATGAATACCATTTGAAATTATTCCAGATATTATAATATATAACCATCTTTTATCATATGCAAATAAAAAATTAATATATGGTAATCCTAATATTGGTATTAAAGATAGACTTACAATTTCATCAAATAAGCTCATATATTAAATATATAAAATAAAAAATTGAATATATAAATATTATAATTTAAAAATAAATTAAATAAATTAAAATGAATGAATTAGATTTAGTTGCAAAAAACTTACCATTAGAAAAAAATTTCTCTAAATATTTACTAATTAAAACAAAGATTAATAATTATACAGATATGAAAATTAGAATTTCATTAACTATTGATAGAATGATTCAAAAATTTGATTTGTTTAGTTATGAAATGAAACCAATAGTTGTTGGTATTAAATTATTTACCCACAATAATGAATTAGGATGGTTTGACGTACATCATTATAATCGTGATAAATCATTATGGCAAATAATTGACAAAGCAGAAATAGAAAATGAAAAATGGTATACTTTTAAATATCCACTAGTTGAAAATTATCATACTGAAACATATATTAATGTTGAAAATTGTACAGCATATACTTTAGCAATATTAAACTGTCCTCAGGTTGCAAAAAAAGAAATTTCTAGTAATTTTTTAGATAAAAGATATAAGACAATTTTAGAAAGTAATATATATGGTAATTTTAATCCATCTATTATTTATTATAATAATGATTTAAATTTTGATTTAAATTTTAAGGATGAAAATATAAATGGCGGTTATATTAATTCAAAATTATTTAATCCATTTAATTTTAATTTAGAGCATAGTGTTATAATTCCATCTACTGAAATATTATTAAAATATGGTTTAAAATATAAGGAAAATATTATTTTACCTAAAGAATCAAATAAAATTAAAATAAAAATTTAGCTAATAAAAAATTGATTAAATTTTTATTAGTTATGGATATGATTTATTTATAAAAAGATGAATACATATGAATATATAAATGAATTGTATGATGCAATGGATGATGAAGAAGTTTTTGATTATAAATTTGATAATATAATTTATTGTAATGATGGATCAGATTATAATGATTCAATTATTAAAATAAATTATCAAAATAATAATTATTATTTTACAACATCGTTTATAAAAATTAAATTTTTAGAAGATGAACAAAAATATTTTGAAATGAATTCAAAAAATATTGATAACATTAAATTTATTTTTCCAAAAAATCATGAACAATATATTCAATTACAACCTAATTTAGATTTATCATATGATATTATTCATGATTTAATAATATTAGAAGCAATTAATATTTCAATTAGATATATATTAAGTAATTTTGTTAATTATTCTTTCGATGAAATAGTTGAATTAAAAAAAGCAATAAAAGGATCTTCCAAATTATTTGAGCATTCACAAATGATAATGATAGATTTAAGAGAAGAAAATAAAATATTAAAAGATAAAATAGATAAAATAGAAAGATTTTTATATAGAGATGAAAAAGGACTTGATAAAATAATTGATAAGAAATTGTCAGTAATTTAGTTTATATAAATAGTTAAATATATATTATTAATTATGATTAAATATAATATTCAAATATCATCTTTAATTGATACTGATTTATACGATTTAGACAATATGATTATAGAATATGATTGTAGAATTATAAACTTTGAAAAAAAAGAAAAATATATATTATATAATTTTATTATTTCAGAAAGTAATATTTTATTATTTTTATATAATTTATCAAATGAATTTAGAATTAGATATATATTTGATGATATAATACATCAAATAAATTTAATTTATAAAAAACAAGATAAAAAAGATATTTATTGTAATTTTAAATATAATAAAAAAGCTTATTATAAAGAAAAACTATCTAAATTAGATAATGAAATTTTTTTTGTATGTAAAAAAATGGAAAGATATTAAATGATATTAAAAATATTTAGTTTGGAATTTATAATTCGTATATATTAAAATTAATATTTATTTTTTTATTACATGAATAGAAATAATTTAATAAATCATAAAAAATACTATCTAATAAATAAAATATATAACTTATTTAATAATAAAAATATTATAGATAATGAAAATACAAATATAGAGACTGATGTAAATGAAACTAATATATTAAATGCTGGTGTAAGTGAAAATAATGATTTTTATAATATGATTCATGAAGATGAAGATGCATATGAATCCTTAGATAAATTTGAATACTCAGATGAACTAACTGATATGAATTATAAAATTAATTTTGTATATAATTTATTAAAAGATGAATTATTACCAAATAATCAACCAGATGTTCAACTAGATAATCAAATAAATAATCAACTAGATAATCACCCAGATGATCAACCAAATAATCAACCGAATGTTCAATCAGATAATCAACAAGATAATCAACCAAATAATCAACCGAATGTTCAACCAGATAATCAACCAAATAATCAACCGAATGTTCAATTAAATATTCAACCAAAAATAATCCCAAATAATCAACCAAATAATAAAACAAAAATAATACTAAATAATAAAACAAAAATAATATCAAATAATAAAACAATACCAAATAATCAATTAAATAATCGAAAAAAACCAAATAATAAGAATTTATATAAATTATCATTAATTCAAAAATTAAATGAAAATAAAAAATTAAATAAAGATAATTTAATAGAAGAAAAAGATAATTTAAAAAAAGAAGAAGACAATTTAAAAGTAATACTAAAATTAAAAGAAGATAATTTAAAAGTAATATCAAAAAAAAAAGATAATTTAATAGCAGTACCAAAATTAAAAGAAGAAGATGATTTAAAAGAAGAAGATGATTTAAAAGAAGAAGATAATTTATCATCAAAATTAATAGATCGTCAAATAGAATTATTAAATTTATATAAAGAAATATATCAAAATAATATAGAAAATAATATATATATTATTGGAGGACTTGAATTTGGTGGTTATATAAAATATATTAATGATATTAAACAAAATTTTAAAAATGTAAAAGAAATTCATTATCTTAGTTTTTTACAAGAAATAAATTTTACAAAATATGATATATTATTAGTTCAACATTTGTATAAAGATATTACATTTTCTTCATTATTAGATATAAAAAATAAATTTAATTGCAGAATAATTATAAGTATTCATGATTTTTATTTATTAAATGATAATCTAGATTTAAATGAAAATATTAAATTAAATAATTATAATAATATAAATAATTCATATTTAAATGATAATATTATTATTTCAAAAGAAAAATTAGATTTATTTAATATAGCAGAATTAATTATACATCCATCTAAATTTACTTATGATATTTTTTCAAAATATTTTTCAAATCATAATTTTATTATTAGTCCACCAATAGATATACCAATTATTGAATCAAAATTAAATATACCAATAATAAATGATAATATAATTAATATTGGTGTATTTCATGAATTTAATGATTGTAAAGGGAGAGAATTAATATCATATTTATCTAATATGATAAAAAATGTTAACGGGTATGTAATAAAATTTATAATCACTGGTATTAATATTCCAAAGTATTCTGATAATGAATTTTTTGAATATATAAATAAATATAATATTCATGGTCTAACTTTATTAAATAAATGGGGAGAAACTTATTGTTATTCATTAACAAAATTTTTAAAATCAGGATTACCAATAATTTATAATAATATTGGTTCATTTCAAGAAAGAATACCTAAAAAAAATCATTATTTTAAAGTTTTTAATAATGAAAACGAAATTAATATTAATGATAAAATATTAGAAATTAAATTTTATGAAATGATAGATTTTATAATTTTAAATCAAGGAATAACTTCTATTGTTGATGGAAATTATAATAATGAAATACCATATTTATATAAAAATTTATTTAATAATATATTTAAAAATCAACAAACTAATAATGTATATGATGTCCAAGCATATTGTATTTATTTACCACAATTTCATTCATTTGAAGAAAATGATATTTGTTTTTATAAAGATTATACTGATATTCATAATTTAAATCTATTCATTAATAATACAAAAATAAATCAAGTTACTCCTTCAAATAAATTATTAGAAATTGAAAATATATTTGATTATAATTTATTAAAAAATGAAAAAATAATACAAAAACAAATTGAATTAATTGCAGAACATAATATTAAAGGATTTGCAATTTATTATTATTGGTTTTCAAAAAATACAATTAATTACAATGATATGATAATGGAAAATGTAATTAATAAATTTTTTTCAGATGATATAAATATGATGAATCGTAAAGTATTTTTTATATGGGCAAATGAATCATGGAATAAAAATACAGCATATTCTAATTTAAATGATAATATCATTGAAAATAAGTATAATCTTACTGAATTTATTAAAAATATAGATAATTTAATTACATATTTTAAGCATTCAAATTATTTAAAGATAGATAATAAACCAGTTTTTTTTATTCATCAACCATGGAATATTGAAAATGATAAATTAGAATTATTTAATAAAGTAATTAATAAAAAATGTATTGAAAATGATTTTGATGGGTGTAATTTAGTATTAAATTCTATAAATCGCACGTATAAAAATTTTAAAAATTATGATTTTAATTTAAATTTAAATCAATCAAAATATAAAACATTAATTAATAATCAAACTAAAATAGATTACAATTTATTTTTAAATGATAATGATAATAATAATAATATTAAAACATTATTATTTAATTTTGATAATAGATCAAAATATTATAAACCAAATAAATTAAAATATTCTTGGAATATAATTAATAATAACTTTTATAGTCATATTGAAATAATTAATAAAACATATGAAACATATAGAGAATCAAAAAATAATATTGATAGAATTATGTTAATTAACTCTTGGAATGAATGGGGAGAACAATCTTCAATTGAACCTTCAAACGAAATGGGAACATATTATCTTGATTTATTTAAGAATATATTTGTTTTAAATAAAATAAATTATGAATATAATTTTTATAATACACCGGATGGTCCTATTATAGGAGAAGAATCAGTGTTTATTAATAAATTAATTGAAATAAGTTTAACTTTTAATAGATTATCGTATATAATTTCAAATAATGATGATAATTTAAATAATAATAATATTAATGATACAATTATTATGATTGTTATATCATTAATAAATCCAGAACATGCTTTATCTGAATTTATATCATTTTTAGAATATTATAAAAAAAATAAATATGAAAAATATAATGTCGGAATTAGTCAATTTATAGTTGATAGAATACCATATTTTTTGGAATTAATTGAATTATTTATTAAAAAAGAAAAAATAATAATAATTCAAAGTAATACTTTATATAATTGTAATAAAATAGTTATGAGAAGAAATCATCATTTTATACATACTAATAGATCTGATACTTACAAATGTCATTCAAATAATTTACAGTTACAATTTGATAATAATTCAAATATTAATAATTTTTTTTCATTAAATTGTAATCAATTATTATTTAAAATAAAAGAAATTTATACTAAATATAAAGATAATTATAAATTATATGATACTATTATGTTTATTAAAACAGACAAAGAAACTCATGAATTAGAGTTACAACATTCTATAAAATATCCACATGAAAATATAATTAAAATATTATTACAAAATAATATCAAAATTATAAATTCAAAATCTTTTAAAGATATTAATGAATATATTTGTGTATTATATCATGCCAAAAAAGTTATTTTATCATATGGTAAATATACAAGTTTTAATAAATATTTTTTTAATCCAGATGCTGAAGTTATTGTACTCGCAAATTTACATTATAAATCCCAATATAATTGTACACAACAAAAATATTGGCATATTAAGTTTGCTATGTTAGCACCAGTAAGAATACAACATTTTCTATTAGATTTTGAAAATGAATTAACAATTGAAAATATAAATAGATTTATAAATATTCAATCAATATATAAATATTCATTATCAGATAAATTATCATCACATATTTATATAATTGGTGGAGTTAGTTCGGGTGGATCTTTTAAATATATTAATGAAATTATGATTTCATTTCCTGATATAATAACACAAATTACAAGAAATGATATTTTACAAAAATATGAATTTCATAAAAATGATATTTTATTTATTCAACATTTACACGAAGATATCACATTTGATATAATAGTAGAATTAAAGAAAAAATATGATTGTCGTGTAATTATTACAATTCATGATTATTATTATTTAAGAAGTATAAGAAATCCAGAAAATGGTTATTTATATAATGATTTAATAATAGAAGAAAATGTTAAAAATTTATTTAAATGTGCTGAATTAATAATTCATCCTTCTCAATTTACATTTAATAATTATTCAAAAAAATTTCCAAATAATAATTTTATAATGTGTCCTCATATAGACTATGAGAATTTAGATAGTGATTTATACATTCCCAAAATAATAGACAATGTAATAAATATTGGGGTATTACATCCATTTAGTAATTATAAAGGAAAAGAATTAATTACTCATCTTATGAATAAAATATCAACTTATAAAAATTATAATATAAAATTTAAAATTGTTGATGTTAATATACCACATTATAATGAAGATGAATTTTTTAGTTTTTTACCAAAATATAATATTCATTGTTTAACATTATTAAATAAATGGGGAGAAACTTATTGTTATTCATTATCTAAATTTTTAAAAGCCGGATTACCAATTATTTATAATGCAATTGGTGCAGTTGGAGAAAGAATGCCAAATAAAGAATATTATTTTAAAGTTTATGAAAATGAACATGATATTGATAAACATAATGAATTTTTAGAAAATAATATTATTATTAGGAATGATAAATTAGAACAAATATTTTTTAAAATGTTAGATTATATTATTGCTCATCAAAGTGATAGTGAAAGAGATAATAATATTAATTTAAATTTAAAAGTTCCAGATTTTTATAATAATTTATTTAGCATAAATAAATATAAAAAGATTGATAATTTATCAGTTAAAAATATTATATTACTATCATCTTCTATAGTTACTAGTGATAAACCACTATCATATACTGATAAAAGATCTGGATTTTGTTCTAAAGAAAGATTACAACAAACAATAAAAAATATAAATATTATTAGATATAAAATACCTGATTGTGCAATAATTTTAATAGATGCAACTAAATTACCAGAAGAATATAAAGAAATATTGAATGATATTGTTGATCAATATATCGATATAAGTAATGATGAAGAACAATCTAAGTTTGCAAATGAAAGTCCATTAAAAGGAGTTGCAGAATGTAAACAATTATTAAAAGGATTAGACTATATAACAGAATATGAAAATGCAATTAATATTTTTAAAATCTCTGGACGTTATTTTCTATCAAAATCTTTTAAATATGAAAATTTTAATTTAGATAAAGTTTATTTTAAAACTATTCCAAAATCTTGTATTTTTTATGAACCAGTTCCAGCATGTTATACATTTCTTTTTAAGGTACCATTTAAATATAAAAATAAATTTAAACTAGCATTACAAAAATCAATTGTAAAAGGTATAGAAAATAAAAAATCAGTTGAAACAATATTACCATATGAATTTGATTCAGAAATAGTAATATATGACGCAAAATTAGGAGTTAGTGGATATATTGGTCCATCAAAAGTTTATTTAGATGATATTGTATAATTATAAGATTACTTTTTATTTTGTAAAATATTTTTTTTTAAATTCTAACATATTCATTATACCCATACTAAGATTACATTGAGCGCAGATTGGTCTTAAATTATCAAGATTAGTTTTACCTCCATTTTTTTCTGAAATTACATGACCACAATGAAATTCAATTTGTCTTATTTCTTGATAATTACAACATAAACATTTAGTTACTCCATATTTTTTTCCAACCCATTTATCCCAAACTTCTTTTTTCAATGATTTTGGAATTGTTTTTTTTTTATTAATTGTAATTTTAGGTTTTATATTTTTTTTGGTAATAAGATTATTTGATTGACATAAACCCATTTAATAAATTAAATAAATATATCTTTAAATAAATATATCTTTAAATAAATAATTTTAAAATTTTTTTATTAAATAATAAATCAATTAGATTACCTTAATATTTTACAAAAAATAATATATTAATAAATATATGAAGTTATTATTATTATCTTTACTTATAATTTTCTCAGCAGGTAGTTCTTTTTTATTAGGTGAAACTGTTAAAACTCGTAATATCGCTGAATCATTTTTTTATAATAGTTTATTTTATTTTTTAATAGCAATGAGTTTATGTTTTATTTTTGGATGTAATGGATTTATTTCATCAAATACTTTTACAGAATTAAAAAATGATGAAATATATAGTTATATTAGTTTAGCAGTTGTATATATAATTACTGGATTAATGACATCCTATTTATATAAAAGTTATTCTGTTGCTGAAATATCACCATATAAAAATGCTTTAGTACCTTTATTACAATTTTTAATTGGATTTTTTATTTTTAAAGATAAACCAACAAAAGAAAAAATAATAGGAGGAATATTAATGGTAATTGGTATTTATATATTTAGTATTTCTAAAAATTAAATACATCTATAAATGATTTAATTGTTTTATTTATATATTCTTGATCATTTGTAGATAACCATTCATCAAAATTATTATTTTTTGAAATATACTTTATAAATTCATCTTTATAAATATTTATTTTTTTTTTATCAATATATTCTAAAAAAATTAAACCAGAAAATTTATTTTGATATAATTTTTCTATATTTTTATATTTATTAATTTCATCTAATTCTTTATTTTTATTAAACATATTTATATATTCTTCATCTGTTATTATTTTATATTCTTTTTCTTTAAATTCAATATTTTCAATATATTTGTAAAATTCTAGAAACATTGGTCTAGTTATTAATCTATGTCTGTAGGTACTATTTAATTTTGATATATTGAAAATATTTTTATTAAAATATTTACAATTTATAATCCAATTAAAAATATCAAACATATCATTGAATCCATATTCCCATTTATTATAATCTAATTCTAAAAAATCACAAATTTCTTTTGGATTATCTAATAATATTATTTTATTATTTTTATAATTTAACCACATACCTTCATGTCCAAAAGTTAAATTTTGTTTTTTTATAATTCTTCCAAGAATATTTCCAATATCTCCATATGACATATAAAAATTAGCCATATCATAATTTTTTACTTTAATTAAATCTATTTGAAAATAATCATTTACATTTAATACATAACTAAATGATAATACATTCCCATTTATTTCAATCTCAATTGGATTAAAAATAGAAATTACTAATTGTAAAACATTATTTATTGAATTATTTGTATATATTAAATCTAAATCACCAAATGATTCTTTATCTGGTAAATCTCTTAAAGCATTAATGTTTAATAAATCTTTTAGTTTTGATAAAATATCATTTTTTATATTATTATATTCAAATTTATTAATTCGAATACATTTTACATGTTTTAATGCATTTCCACCCATTTTATTATATATAATTATAATGATATATTTAATTATATATAATTCATTTTTTTCTATATAAATAATATGAATCTTAAATTATTTTTTATCTTTTCAATCACATTAATTGTATTAGATTTTATATGGTTAATTTACTTTTCAAAAGAAATTGGTAATGTTATAACTAAAATTCAAAAATCACCAATGAAAATATATCCAATTGCTGCAATTCTAGCTTACCTTATAATGTGTATTTCATATTATTATATTTCTTTTGAAAACGATCAGCCAAATTATCTTAAAGGAGCATTATTAGGTTTGGCAATTTATGGTACATATGAATTTACAAATTATGCAACATTTAAAGATTGGGATTTAAGTGTATTAATTAAAGATATAAGTTGGGGAGTATTTTTAAGTGTTGCATCATTATTTATATCAAGTAAATTAAATAATTTAATTTAAATAAAAAAATTGAATATATAAATCATTTTATTTATAGTATAATATAGTATAAATCAAATGCAAATTTTTATTAAAAATAAAAGAACTACAGTATATGAAATTAATAAATTAGATACTATTGAATTTTTACAAGATCAAATTTATGATAAAGAAGGAATTCCTTCTAAATATTATTATTTAGTTCATAATGGTAAAATTTTAGATTCAAATAAAACAATTGGATTTTATTCTATTGAAAGAGAATCTACCATTTATTTAAATATAAAATTATATGTAGATTAATAATTCAAAAAGATATTAATCTATAATTTCATCAACTAATCCACTTTTTAAACATTCTTCTGCATCCCAATCTTGATCTTTTTTAAGAATATGATCTAAATCTTTTCTCTTTAGCTTGGAATGAGCTACATAAATATCTTTTATTTTATTCATCATCTTTTTAAGATTTGTCATTTCTTCTTCCATTACACTCATTTTACCCCACATACTACTTCGAAGTTCATGAATTAACATGTTAGCATGTCTGTGAATATATCTTTTAGAACCACATACACTTATTAGTGTTCCAGCAGAAGCTACATAACCATCACATATTGTATGAACCGGAACTTTACTTGATTTAATACATCCAATTACTGAAAAAGCTGCATGAATTGATCCTCCATATGTTGTAATATGTAATTTAATTGGTGCCGGTTCAATACCCATTTTAATAGATTGAATTAATAATTTATTTTGTAAATTACGAATTTCTTTATTAAGAATACATACATTTTCCATATTAATATCATCATTAAAATAAATATTATTATCTATTGAATAACAATTTGGATTAGATGCCCCTTTAAATAATTTAAAAACATCTGGCATACCTTCATCTTCACTATCATCATTTTCGGGTTGTTCATTTTTTGATTTTTTTGAAGGTGGTTGACCTGCCCAAATTTCAGAGAATCTCCTTTTCATCATTATATATTATATTCTAAATATATTCCTAAGTTGAAGTATATTAATAATCAATTTTTTTTTATAAATATAATAATAATGAAAGAAGGAATAATAGAATTTAATAATAATAAATATAAATATAAATTTTTTGATACATATCATTTAATTGATTTAATAAAAAATAATCATAAATTTATTTCAATTTATGAAAATAATATCAAAAAATATCGGCAAAATCCAAATTTTGAAATATTTAATTTAATAAAAGAATTTATTTATTATCGCCCTGATTCAAAAGTATATTATTTTATTAGTTATAAAAATAATGAAATAGTTAGTATGGCTCGTTTATATTATTATAAAGAAAAAAATTATGGATATATAAATATGGTTTACACAAATGAAAAATATCGAGGCCAAGGTATATGTACAAAAACAATAAAATTTTTAATTAATATTTCAAAAAAAAATATTAAAAAATATGAATTAGAAGTTGATTCTGATAATTTATCTGCAATTAAATGTTATGAAAATAATAATTTTCAATTTGTTAAAAAAATTGAATATATTCAAAATATTAATGGAATTAAAAAAATTAAATATTATAATTTAATGAAATTAATAATATGAATTTTATTATATAAAGTATACTATGAGTAAGAATTTTTATATTGCTTCTTATAATGCATATAATCAATTATTAAATCTAAATACTTTTTTAATTGGAGGAAAAGTTAATATTAAATGGGAAACATTTCATCATAATGGAGTTATGTTTCCACCAAAATATGTTCCACATGGAATACCAATTGTATATAAAGGTGAAAAAGTTATTTTAAGTAGCGAACAAGAAGAATATGCAACTATTTTTTCGAGATATATAGATACTGAATATTATAAAGGTGATAAATTTAAAAAAAATTTTTGGAAAGATTGGAAAGTTATATTAGGAAAGAATCATATAATACAAGATTTAGAAAATTGTGATTTTAGTTTAATATATAAATATATTTTAGAATTAAGAGAAAAAAAGAAAGATCTAACAAAAGATGAAAAAGAAAAAATTAAACAAATTAAAGAAAAAGATACCGAAAAATTTAAAATTGCATATGTTGATGGAAAACCACAACCAGTTGGTAATTATTTAGTAGAACCCCCATCAATATTTATAGGTAGAGGTTGTCATCCTTATATTGGAAAAATAAAAAGAAGAATTTATCCAGAAGATATTACTTTAAATTTAAGTAAAGACGCAATTATTCCAAAAGTTGAAGATGGTCGTAAATGGGGAAATATTGTTCACGAAAAAAATAGTATTTGGTTAGCAAGTTGGAAAGATAATATAACTGGAAAAACTAAATATGTTTGGTTATCTGATAAATCAGATATAAAAGCTCAAGGTGATTTAGATAAATTTGAAACAGCAAGAAGATTAAAGAAACATATTAAAAGTATTAAAATGAAAAATAATGAAAATTTATTAAATAGTGATATTAAAATAAAACAATTATCAACTGCATTATATTTTATTGATAATTTCGCTTTAAGAGTAGGCAATGAAAAAGGTGATGATGAAGCAGATACAGTAGGTGTAGTATCATTAAGAGTTGAACATATTGAAAATTTAGATAATAATCAAATAAAATTAGATTTTTTAGGTAAAGATAGTGTTAGATATGTAAGAACATTTACAGTTGATGAAATTGTATATAAAAATTTAATTGATTTAAAAAAAGATAAAAATAAAGATGATGATATATTTGATAAAATTAAAACAAATGATTTAAATGAATATTTAAAAACATTCTTGGATGGTTTAACAGCTAAAGTATTTAGAACATATAATGCAAGTAATTTATTCCAAGAAGAATTAAATCAAATTAATAAAAAATATCAAGATTATGATAAGGATGATAAATATGATTTATTATTAGAAGGATATAATAAGGCAAATGCAAAAGTAGCATTATTATGTAATCATCAAAAAAATATTTCTAAAAATTTTAGTGAACAAACATTAAAATTGAAAGATCAAATAAAGGATTTAAAAGAAAAGAAAAAAAATGCAAAAGAACCTAAAAAATATGATGAAAAAATTAAAAAATTAAAAACTAAATTAGATTTAAAACAAGAATTAAAAAATTTATCTTTAGGAACATCAAAAATTAATTATATTGATCCTCGAATAACAGTTTCTTTTATGAAAAAACATGAAATTCCGATTGATAAAATATTTAATAAATCATTACAAGAAAAATTTAAATGGGCATTTGAAGTTGATAAAGAGTTTATATTTTAATTTCATTTATTAATTGAATTAATCTATCATTATTAATTAATTCATTATTACCACTTGAATATTCTTTATTTTCTTCCATATAATTTGTACCATAATAATTAGTATAATCTTTATTTATATTTATTTCTGGTAAAACTATTAAAAATGAATCTTTTATAATAGTTTTATGACTTTCAGTAGATGAAACCATTGCTTCATGTAACTTTTCGCCAGGTCTTTTACCAATAATTTTTATATCACACTTATCATCTATACATTTTGCTAATTGTAAAATATTATAACTTGGTAATTTTGGTACAAATATTTCTCCTCCTATCATAATAGATGCACAATTTAATACAAAAACAATTGCTTGATTTATTGTTAATGTAAACCTTGTCATTTTATCATCAGTAATTGTAAATAATTTATTTTCTTTTTGTTTTAAAAATAAAGGGACAACACTACCACGACTATTTAATACATTACCGTATCTTAGGACACTAAATACAGTACCATTCTCTCCAGACATAAAATTTGCATGAATTATTATTTTTTCTAAACATAATTTAGTTGCTCCATATAAATTAACAGGTGATACTGATTTATCAGTACTAACTGCAATTACTTTTTTAACATTATTATTTATTGCAGCTTTAATTACATTTTCAGTTCCATATATATTAGTTTTAATTGCTTCAAAAGGATTATATTCAATAGTATCAACTTGTTTCATTGCAGCGGCATGAAATATTAAATCAACTTTTTTAGTTGCGGTTAATAATCTTTCATAATCACGAATATCTCCAACAAAGTATCTAATATTTAAATATTTATTTTCCGGAAAAATTTGTTTCATATTATATTGTTTAAATTCATCTCTCGAAAAAATAATTATCTTTTTAGGACTATAATTATTTAATAAAATATTTGTTATTTCATGTCCAAACGTTCCAGTACCTCCTGTTATTAATATAACTTTATTATTAACTAAATCTTTAACATTATCTATTAATTTATCTAACATAATTTATAATTTATAACATATTATTTTCATATATTAAACTAATTAAAATATTACTAAATTATTTAATAAAAACATTTCAAAATTAATTCCTTCTATTTCAATATAAATTTCATTATTTGGTATATTATTATTATTTTTCCAAGAAACTGTATAATCTAAATCATCTAAATTTTCTTTTATTATATCAAAATCATTAAAACTAAAATTATCTATTATTTCTTTATTATTATTTAATAATTGAATTTTTATAAAACCATTGGAATATGTTTTAAAATTAATTTTTATTAGCGGTTCATTTAATTTAATTAGTTTTAAATTTATTTTTGATATTTTATCATTTTCTATAGTATAAGCAGAGCTAAATCTATTTTTTTCGATTGAATATACATTAATTGATCTACATTTATGATCTGAAGCATAAAAATAATATTTATTATTTTTTATTATTGGTTCACCAAGAATTAAAAATTTATTGTGGTATTCAAACTCTAGTAATACTCCAATATAATTCCAATTAATACAATCTTTTGAATAATATAATTCTAAATATTCTTTATTATCTATATCATAATAACCCATACCATTTTTTTTACTATGTGGAAATAATCCAATATAAATATCAATATCCTTTATTGAAAAAAAGTTATTATAATAATAATTATTTTGAAAAAAATCTATTTTTGGATTAATATTAATAAGATTAAAATCTGACCAATCTATTAAATTATTTGATGTTGTATATTGAATAAATCTTACTCCTAAGCCTAAGTTTGCTCTTTGATACAAATAATATTTATTATCATTATAATTAAACAAAATACTAGTTGACGAATCAAATAAAGATATACCTCCTTTAGATGCTTCAATATCTGTATGATTACAATATCCCCAATGACCATCATGACGCCCATTCATAATACTTGATACAATTGGTAATTCATTATTTTCTTTAATATAAATTTTATTATTTATATCATTAAACAAAAATAAATGTAAACCATTTGCATAATATGGGCATATTACTTTAGGATTTAATATTTTACTACCAATATTTTTATTAAGACTACTATCTTCAATTAAAGAAATACTTTCATCTTTATTATAATTTAAATATAGGTCATTAGTTGAATCCTTAAAATTCTTATAATTTGCATCAAAAAGTCCCATACCACCAATTCCATATAATTTATTATTAAAATTAAATAAACGAAAATTATGATTTGCCTTACCTAATTTTAATTCATAATTAATATCTAATATAATATTATCAAAATCTTCTAAAATCAATCTGTTAGTTACTTCATCATCTGGTCTAATATAATTTGTAGCATCTTCTCTATAATAAATATAATTTTTATTTTCAATATTAATTATAAATGGATAACCTAATGATCTATTAATATTAATAGTTTTTTCTAATTTAAATTTATTTGTTTTTATACCAATATTAATTAAACTATCAATTATTGATTGATTCATATATATATAAAATATATATTTTAAACTAATTAAAATATTACTAAATTATTTAATAAAAATATTTCAAAATTAATTCCTTCTATTTCAATATAAATTTCATTATTTGGTATATTATTATTATTTTTCCAAGAAACTGTATAATCTAAATCATCTAAATTTTCTTTTATTATATCAAAATCATTAAAACTAAAATTATCTATTATTTCTTTATTATTATTTAATAATTGAATTTTTATAAAACCATTGGAATATGTTTTAAAATTAATTTTTATTAGCGGTTCATTTAATTTAATTAGTTTTAAATTTATTTTTGATATTTTATCATTTTCTATAGTATAAGCAGAGCTAAATCTATTTTTTTCGATTGAATATACATTAATTGATCTACATTTATGATCTGAAGCATAAAAATAATATTTATTATTTTTTATTATTGGTTCACCAAGAATTAAAAATTTATTGTGGTATTCAAACTCTAGTAATACTCCAATATAATTCCAATTAATACAATCTTTTGAATAATATAATTCTAAATATTCTTTATTATCTAAATCATTATAACGTAGACTATTTTTTTTATTACGTGGTAATAAACCTATATAAATATCAATATCCTTTAATGAAAAAAAGTTATTATAGTAATAATTATTTTTAAATAAATCTATTTTTGGATTAATATTAATAAGATTAAAATCTGACCAATCTATTAAATTAGTAGATGTTGTATATTGAATAAATCTTGTACTCAAACCTATATTTGCTCTTTGATACAAATAATATTTATTATCATTACTGTTAAATAAAATACTAGTAGTTGAATCAAATACAGATATACCTCCTTTAGATTTATCAATATCTTTACAATTAAAAAATCCATAAAACCCATCATGACGCCCATTCATAATACCTGATATAATTGGTAATTCATTATTACCTTTAATATAAATATTATTATTTATATCATCAAATATAAATAAATGTAAACCATTTGCATGATATGGACATATTATTTGTGGATTATATATTTTATTACCAAAATTATGATTCATATTATTTCCTTCAATAAAAATATTATCATTTTTATGATAATTTAAATAAGATTCATTAGTTGTATTTTGAAACTCATTATAATTTGAATTTAAATATGCTTGTCCTCCAATTCCATATAATTTATTATTAATATTAAATAAACGAAAATTATGATTTGCAATACCTAATTTTAATTCATAATTAGTATTATCTATAATACTATCAAAATCTTCTAAAATCAATCTTTTAGTTATTTCATGATCTGGTTTGGGATAATTTGTATTATCATCTCTATAATAAATATAATTTTTATTATCAATATTAATTATAAATGAATAAAATAATTTTTTATTAATATTTATAGTTTTTTCTAATTTAAATTTATTTGTTTTTATACCAATATTAATTAAACTATCAATTATTGATTGATTTATAAATGAATCATTAATAATATGTTCACTTTGTTCTATATTAATTTTTTGTTGATTTAATAATTTTTTTTTATAATATATAATTTTAGATTTATTCATATATTATAATATGAAAATAATAGTATTTTTTTAAACTAATTATATTTATTACAAATTTTAATTACTTCTTCAATTACTTTATTAATTCATCTGTTAATAAGCATAATATTCATAATTTTAAATTTTATTTGCATAATATTTTTTATTGTTCTTTAAATTTCATTATTTATAATTTTTAAAATATTTTTACAATCAACAACAAAGTTATGTGTAGAAATACCATAATAATTTAAATTTAATAACCACGATAATTTCATAAATTCGTAACCATTCCAAGAATTATCCATTAATTCAATAATTTTTGTATTTTCATCACAAGCAATTATACTATTTAAACAAGCACCATGTGAACCACAAACTAATACTGCTTGAGAAAAAGCAACAAATTGTTCTTCAATTGAAGGTAATTTTGAATCATCATGAATATACAATTCTAAATTTTTTTCAACTGAATAATTTTTTATAATATTCAATAACTCGTTAAAATTTTTTAATACTCTTGTGTGATTTCTTTTAATTAATATAACTTTATTTTTTTTATTAGATTTTTGTATAAAGTTATTTTTAAACCATAATAATGCTTCTAATGAATCAAAATAATATCCAGTATAAAAATCTGGTATATATAAATTTTTAAATTGAATGTCGCCACTAATAATATTATCTGGATTAAGTCCAATAAATTTTATTAATTCAGAAATATATGATGTTTTTGAATTAACATATATAAACATATGCGAAATATCTATATTTAATTCTTTAAATAAAAATAATCTTATTAAATAATCATATAAAAAATGATAATATTGTGTACCATTTCTGCCAGCTAAGCAAATTACATTATTATAGATTGAATAATTCGATTTTAAAGTTCTTTTTTTTTCTTGGTGATCAAATGGATCTAAATTTATAGTATTAGATGAATTTCTAAATGATATAAAATTATTATCAATTATACCATCTTCTATAAGATATAATTTTGATTTATTTTGAAGTGTATATAAATTATTAAAATTATTTAATTTCAATCCTTCATTATATTTTAATCCTGTTCTAAAATGAAAATTACAATCACTATTTATTAGATTATTAATTATTTCTTCATTAATATACATTTTTATATTTTTATTAAAAGAATTGTTTTTAGGTATATAATTTTTAAAAATATATTGTTTATCAATAAAATTTTTTTCACAATTTTCATTATGTTCTCCATTCATTTTACATAAATCACAACAAAAATCATTCTCATTATTTTTTAAATATATACACTGATTTCTTTTGCATCTTTTGATATCATTAATAATAATTTTATTATATTCAATATTAATTTTTTTTTTTATAAAATATAATTTATTCATATATTATAAAATAATATTATTGTTGTAAACTAATTATATTTTTCACAAATTCTAATTACTTCATCAGTTACTTTATTAATTTCTTCATCTTTTAATAGTGGAAACATTGGTAATGTTATAATTCTTGAATATACATCTTCACTTACTGGACATAATCCTTTTTTATATCCTAATTTTTGATAATATGGGTGTAAATAAATTGGCATATAATGAACATTTACTCCAATTCCATTATTTTTTAATTCTTTAAAAATAGTATCTCTATCTGTTTGTAAATTTTCTAATCTTAATTTTATTACATAAATATGATAAGCCGAATAATAATTATTATCAAATACTTCTATTAATTCATTATTATTTTTAAAAAATTTATTATATTTATTTGCGATTTCATTTCTTTTTTCTATAAATGTATCTAATCTTTTTAATTGTTCAATTCCTAATGCACATAATACATCTGGAATTCTGTAATTAAAACCTAATTCTTGCATTTCATAATAGTGGGTATTCATTTTTTCACGTTCTTTAAAATCTCGTGAAATTCCATGAGTTCTAAATGCCATCGCTCTTTTATAATATAATTCATTATTAGTTACAATCATTCCTCCTTCACATGTTGTAATATTTTTAACTGGATGAAAAGAAAAACAAGTAATATCTGCATAAGATCCAACTTTTTGATCATTATATCTTGCTCCAAGAGAATGAGCTGCATCTTGAATTAAAATTAAATTATGTTTATCTGCTATTTTTTTTATTTCATTATAATCACAAGGTTGTCCACACATATCAACAAAAATTATAGCTTTTGTTTTATTTGTAATTAATTGCTCAATTTTAGTATGATCAATACACATAGTATTTGGATTTATATCACAAAATATTGGTTTTCCTCTTTGATATAATACACAATTAGCAGATGCAACAAAACTAATTGCAGGCACAATAACTTCATCATCTTCTTTAATATCAATTGCAAATGTTGCTAAATGTAATGCAGCTGTACCACTATTTACTGCAACTGCATATTTAGAACCAACATATTCACATATTTTTTTTTCAAATTCTGGTACATATTTACCGGTTGTTAACATTTCATTCTCTTCCAAAACTTTTAATACAGCTTCAATATCGTTTTTTTCAATTGTTTGTTTTCCGTATGGAATCATAATATATAATTTATCTATATATATAATTTTATATATATTGTTAAACTAATTTTTGAAAAATTAAAGAATGAAATATAAATTTTTCATTTTGATTATTATATGTTTTTATAATAGTTTCATTATAGATTGGTTTATAATTAATTTTTTTAATTAATTCTTCATTTGATATAAAATGGAAATTATAGAAATTACCATAATATGGACTATCTTTTCTATGAATACCATTTAATGTATTATTATCTAATTTTTCAGCAGGTAAAAAATTTTTAAAAGCATCTGATTCTGTATGAGGATTAAAAGAATAATAATAACTATTATTATTAAGTTTACTATCTATTTGTTTTAGATATGTATCAAATAAAATATTATTTGAACAAAAGCTAGAAAATATATCAATTATTAAATCAAAACTTTCATTTAATTTTGATAGATCAAACATACTACAATTATATAACTTTGCTTTATAATTTTTTTTATTTAATCTATTATAATTTAATTCTATAGATTTATCTGATATATCTATACCATATACATCAAACCCAAATTCACACAAAAACCAAGTATTTCCACCCGAACCACATCCAATTTCCAATATTTTAATTTTATTTCTTTCTTCTGTAGATAAATCTCCATATAATTTATTACAAATTCTTATTAATTCCTCATTTGGATAATTTCTTTGAGCTTTATATCCATTATTATTATATAATTCATTATAATAATTAATACATTCCATTTTAGTTTATATTTAATATATATATAATACTTATATTTAATATATATATAATACTTATATATATATATTAAATATATAATACTTATATATATAAATGAATACTATTCCATACTTCTATGATCAATTATGGAGGGATCATCAAATTGACTATTATGAATTTAATAATTACAAATTAATTAAAGATTTATCTAAATTTAATGATAAGATAAAAATAATAATTTTAATTTTTGAAAAAGATAATGAAAGATTTTTATTTGGATTTGACGATGGTATATTATTCCCCTATTTAATTAATTATAATATTTATAATTTTAATTCAAATAATTACAGAAAAAATATTAATTGTATTTTAATTAATATTATTAATGAAATAAAAGATTATTATTCTAAAGAAATCAAAATATTTAATTATCCATACTATCAATATAATTTAGGATTTAATTTATTTAATTTTTTAGATATTAAAAATAATTCATATTTTGATTTAATAAATATTATTAATGATGATTTGTTAGATGGATTAAAATCAAATGTTAAAAATATAATAAATAAATATAATTCTAAAAAAATATTTAATGATGATAAAATTAATAATTATTTTGGAGAAATTAATGATGATATTTATAATTTGTTTATAAACAAACACTTTGAATTAGCTGGTAAAAAAACAAAAAGTAATAAATGTTGGAATATTCTAAAACAATTTATTTTAGATAAAAAAGCATTCTTAGTTAATTATAAAACTGATTTTGTATATTTTTTTATATCAACTGAATTTTCATATTATGGAATTAATGCATGTACTAAAAAATCAGATATATGTACTATATTAATTTATGAGGCATACAAATTTTTAAAAAGTAAAAATTGTAATTTTATATATATGTATCACTATGTACAAAATACTGAAGATGAGAAACTATTAAATTTATCATTTTTTAAAAAATCAATATCTAATAAAATTATTAATAATTTTTATGCAATTATTTAATTTATGTTTATTTAAATAATATTCTATATAATTTAAATATAATATGAGTGTTTTAATTAGATGTGATAGCAGTAATATTATTGGTACTGGGCATGTAATGAGAATGTTAAATTATTGTGAATATTATCCTACTTATAAATTTACTTTTGTTTGTAGAAATTTTAATATGAATATTAGTAATAAAATTATAGAAAAGAATCATAATTTAATATTATTAGATTATAATATTGAACCAGAATTAAATAATTATAGGACTTGGATTGGAAAAAAATATGAAGATGAAATATTAGATATCATAAATATTGTTAATAAAACTAAATTTGATATAATATTTATTGATCATTATGGTATTGATTATTTATTAGAAAAAGAAGTTAAAAAATATTGTGATAAAGTTATGATTATATCAGATATATTTGATTTTAATCATTATTGTGATGTTTTTATAAATTATAATTGTAATGATTTAGAAAGAATTAAAAAAATTAATTTAAATGATAAAACAGAATATAAAATAGGTGTTGAAAATATTATATTAAATAAAAAATTTATTGATAGTTCAAAAAAAACTAAATATAATAAAATATTAAAAAATATAGTAATTAATATGGGTGGAGCAGATCCACAAAATTTTATTTTAAGAATAATTAAAATAATTAATGAATATATTATTATAAATAATATTAACATTATAATTATAATTGGTAAATCAAATAATCATGTAAAAATAATAAATGAATTTATAAATGATAACAAAAATTATAGTATATTAATTGATATAAATTATGATGAGATGATAAAATTATATTTAAATTGTGATTTAGTAATAGGTTGTTTATCAGTAACAGCTCATGAAAGATTAATATTAAATGTACCTCAAATATGTTTAAAAATAGTAGATAATCAATTAATTCAACAATTAGATGAATTTAATATTGTAACAATTGATAATTTATTAGATAAAATTCTTAATTATAATAATATTATTGATAATTATTTACGAAGATGAGGTAATATTTTTCTATTATTATTTTTAGGATTGTTTAATATTTGATTTGTATTAATTAGCCCCCATAATCCAAATATATTATATTTATACCAATTTATATCTAATTCTTTTTCATGAATCATAAATAATGTATATACATATTCGTCTGTAATTGTTGGATCTATTATATTAATGTAACCTCTCATATTAACTCTTTCTGGAGCTCCCTTTCCATGTTTTACAATTGGCTTTTTATTATATGAAGAAAAATTTATAATATCTGTTTTATTTCCAAATAATAAATAGTCTGTTATATTGTGTATTTTTTCATACTCATTGTTATATTTAAATATGATTTTTTCTTTAAAAAAAATATTATCTATTATTTTTCTATCAAGATTTTTCCATTTATTGATAATATATTCAAAATTATTTATTGTCATATCTGCTCTTAATATAAAATAATATTTTGTTTCTTTAAAATATTCATTTGCACATATAATACCTCTTTAATTGTTAATAATCTTCTCCAACAATTTATATCAACCCAGTTATTATCATCATCATTATCAACATTACCAATATTAAATCCGTCTATTAAATCTGACTTATCATATCGAATATCAACAACATTATTCGTTGATCTAACTTTATTATTTAATAATAAATTTTCACCAATTTTATCATTATTAATTATTTTTGCATGATTATATAATTCATCATCAATTAAATTACTATATGATGATATAACAATATTTTTTAATGTTAAACTATATTTTTTTACATCTTCTAATAATTGATTTTTATTAAAAGGAGGTCCTTGAAGTATTAAACAAATATCATCATTATTTATTTTATTCATATATATATATTATAAAATTATTAAATCAAAACTAACAGGTGTCCCAAATTTAATATCTTGATTTACTTTTTTTCCTAAAATATCCCAATAATGCTTAGTATGAATTCCATAACTAGGTCTAATTGATTTAACATTTGTTTCATCAATTATATCTCCTTCTTTTAAATCTTTTACAAAAAATAATGATCTTCTAAAGTTCTTTGTACTACTTTCTCCTTTTACTCCTCCATATATTACTTTTCCTAATGTAGTTTCTACTATTCTTATAGAATCTACCATTTGTTTAAATTCAGTAGGTGTTAAAGAAAATGCATCATCTGGACTTCCTGAATCACGACTTAATGTAAAATGTTTTTCAATAACTTTTGCTCCCATACATACAGAAGCAATTGGTACTTCAATTCCTAATGTATGATCAGATAATCCTCCAACTACATTAAAAGATTCCATCATATCTCTTATTGTAAGAAGATTTGCATCTGATGGAGATGCAGGATATTCAGCAGTACACTTTAACATACATATTACAGTAGTTCCATACTTTCTTAGTGTATCAACTGCCTCTTGAAGTTCTTGTTTAGAAGCCATACCAGATGAAATAATAACTGGTTTCTTTGTTTCTCCTATTTTTTTTATAAGAATATGATCTGTAATTTCACAAGAAGCTATTTTATAACAAGAAACATTTAATGATTCTAAAAAATCAACAGCAGTTGTATCAAATGGACTTGAAAAATAATCTAATCCTAATTCTTTAGCTTTATTAAATAATATTGGATGCCATTCCCAGGGAGTGTATGCTTTTTTATATAAATCATATAAATATTGATCATCCCATAAATGAGTACCTTTTATTTTAAATAAATCTGATTTACAATCAATTGTAATTGTGTCTGCAGTATATGTTTGTAATTTAATTGCATTCGCACCTGTTTTGGCAGCTTCTTCAACTAATTTTAAAGCAGTATTTAAATCTTGATTATGATTTGCTGAAAGTTCTGCAATTATATATGTTTTATCTTTATTAAAAAAATTATTCATTTAATATATAAGATAATATACATTTATTTATATATATTATAACTCATGAACTTAGAATTAAGAAAAATTGATTACAGTAATCAAGATTTATTAAATAAAATATTAGATTGGAGAAACGATCAAGAAACACGAACTAATTCAAATAATACTAATATTATAACTAATGAAATATTTAAATTAATATTACAAAAATATAAAGAAAGTACAATTGATCCAATTATTATTTATTTAGGTAATGTGGAAGTTGGTATTTTTACTTTTGTAAAAAATGATGATAAAATATTTATTGGTATTAATATTAATCCAAATTATAGAAATATGAAAATAGGTTCTAAATCATTAAAATTATTTATTGAATCATCTAGTAAATTTTCAATTAAAGATATAATTTATGCATCTATTAAAAAAGAGAATACTTCATCTTATAATTTATTTAATAAATATTTTAAATTTTTAAACGAAGATCAAAATTATAATCATTTTTATTTAGATATATAACAATTATATAAATTATATAAATGTTAAGTAAATTAATAATTGGAACAGTTCAATTTGGTTTAAATTATGGTATTACAAATACTAATGGAAAAACATCAAAAGAAGATTTAGATAATATTTTTAATTTTTGTAATCAATCAAATATAAAATTTTTTGATACAGCTCAAGATTATGGAAATAGTGAAGATATTTTAAAGGAATACAAAAATAAATATTCAGATATGATTATTATAACAAAATCAAAATTTAAAAATAAAGATATCAATGAAACAATCAATTTATCTATTAATAAATTTAATAAAATAAATTATTTTTTACTTCATTCATTTGATGATTATACTGAACAAGTAATAGATAAATTAATTGAATATAAAAAAGAAAATAAAATTAGAAAAATTGGAGTTTCTATTTATAATGTAAATGAAGCTAAAAAATTATTAAAAGATAATAAAATTGATATAATACAATTACCATTTAATTATTTAGACAAACAATGGTTTGATAAAGAATTTCAAGATTTAATTAAAAAAAATAAAGTAGAAATACATGTTCGAAGTATTTTTTTACAAGGAATTTTATTAAATCCTATTTTAGAAAATAAAAAACCAATAAATATTAGTAAAGAAGATTTTAATTATTTAAATAATATTATTGATGAAATATCAAATGAATTTAAACTATCTAGATTAGAATTATGTTTTGCATATATAAATAGTTTTGAATGGATTGATAAATTTTTAATTGGAATTGATAATTATAATCATTTATTATTAAATTATGAAATAATAAAAAAAGATTTAAGATTAAATAGACAACAAATTCAATTTATTAATGATAAAGTAAAAGATATTAATCCTTTAATTTGTTGTCCACTCGAATGGAAATTTTAATTCACTCTTTGAAAACCTCCATGACATATTGGTCCTTCTAAATATTTCTCAACATCATTATTTTCAATATCAATTTTATATTTAGTAATAAAATTTTCAAATTGAAGTAAATATTTATCAATTACTTCTTTAGTATGAGAATTAGTCATATATAATGCAAGTGTTGATAAATATCCATTCTTTAACATTTCTTGATTAAATAATGTTTTTATAGCAAGAGGATTTTGATATCCAAATGTAAATGTACTAATACATGGTAA